TTACCTCTTCCTTTACCTCTTCCTTTACCTCTTCCTTTACCTCTTCCTTTACCTCTTCCTGATCCTCTTCCTGATCCTCTTCCTGATCCTTAAGGGTATCCAATACCCTATTTGATAGGGTATGTAATAGGGTATCTATCTTTATGACCAACCCTTTATGAAAAGAGTGGTTTGATGTCCGAAAAGAACCGTATTGATAATCGGCAAAGTCGAGAATAAACAATCCATTTGAATAAACACCAACTCTTTCTTTTCCTTTGTTTATATCAACAAGCATTTTTGGAATATCTATTTTAAAACCTAATTGGAGTTCCGCCAATTTCTTGTTTTCTTTCCAAAACCCTATTATATCACATTTATCACAAAGATATTTCCAGAATAATTTAGCCTTAAAATCTAATTCCTGAAACCATGGGTCATCCCATATTTCAGTTGACGTAAATCTTTTTGCCATTTGAACCTCAAATAAAAAAACATAGGGGTGCCTGGTAATGGACAAGATTAAACAGACAGTTGCCCCGCCCGGAGGCGGCCCCTATGAATTATTTCCAATGAGTTTGTCCATTACGCCAATAAAGATAAATTTAAAATTTGTGAACTGCAACAACTATTTTTTAAAACATCCAAGAATCAGAATCCGCATTGGTCTGTCCGAAGGGTCTTCCCGTCTGAATATTTTCCTCGAATCTCTTTTTTACCTCTGTGCTCTCAGGTGAAAACTTTGGAATTGGCCGCTGCCGGTTGATGTATGTCCCGTCATTTATCACTGAGATTATCGAAGCAAGCGCAAGGATAGAATTCGGCGCACCCTCTTTTTCTTCAGCGTACCAACCCTGCAAATCAACAATGAGTTGCCCGGCCCAAACGTCATCGAATATAATTCCTTTCCTGGATAGAAAGCGGTTCACGGCAAGGACGGCTCCGTCGATATTGAACATGGGATTCGCTCTTACGTTTATCCCGGCCTTGCTCCAGGTGTCCCGTATTGTCCCGAGGCCGATGTTGTCATACGGCTTGTTCCCAAACCACTCAAAGGTTTTAATGTTCCGGACAAACCCATCGGAGATGCGGTTCATGGTTTCGGATAAATCAGCGAAAATCTTTTCCGGCCTGGCGCAATCGTAATCCCTGGAAAGAAGCACGTAAACGGTTGATGTCTCCTGCTTCCAGAGTACCACGGCCGCACCGGTCTTCGTTTCCTTATCGGTATAGAGCGCAATCATCGGAACGGTTTCCGGAGAAAGGGTTTTCCAGTTCACCACAATCTTCGTTGAGCTCCCGGAAATATCGCCTTCAATCAGCTTGGCCTTGGCCGCTTGCTCCGTCCAGCAGATTATAACGGCGTCCGCCCGGTCCGGGGAGTGGCCCATCCTGGCCTTGTACTTCTTCTTCGCCTCCATCCAGGTCTTCCCGCCCTTCATGTCGATGTCGGTCTCCCGGCTGCACAGCTGGCCCACAAGGTCGTCGTCGTCCGGAAGGGAAAGCTTCGGCAGGGCATTCTTGAATTCGGCCCACATTACCGCGGAGGCGTTTCCGTAATCCTCATTGCCCCCGCCGCCCTCCTGAACCTCGACAACCTCGATATTGTCCTTCTTATTCCGCTTCAGGATGTCCGCGGCGCCGGCACCGTAACCACCGGCAACGCCGATTTTAACGCGAATTCTCCCTTTAAAGCCTAAACGGTACGGGAAAGCGGGATCCTTTTCCATCCTTATCTCCCGGACCCGGCGCAAAATCATGGCGGCTATTTCTATTTCGTCGGATTTCGGCATCGTTTCAAGCGGAAAGTACTTACACCCCTTCCGGACGGCCATAACGCACAGGTCGTCTCCATCCCGGGCAGGGTCAACACCAATTTCAACGGCTCCCGTCGTATCGACTTCTTCCCGATCCACGGCTCCTTGGGCCTCCTGGAGCGTTATAAAGGCCTTTGGGTTGCCTAATGGTGGGAGCCCGAGCACTCGGACCCGGTAAACGTCATGGGTGACGCCCCATTTGTTCTTCATATCCTCAAGCCATTCAGGCTTGCATATGCTTGGCGGGGCATCCAGGGAGCTAAATCTTAGGCATATTCCCCTCGGTTCGATGTATTCCGGACTTCTCTTTGGATTTTTCAGATCGGCACAATAGCCAGTAACCATTGTGGGCTGCCCGGCGGTTATTATTTTATTATCATCATTGGTAAGGGATCCGTTTATTGTTTCCCATACGTCATTCTTAACTATTCCATAGGCCTCATCAATAAGCCAAAGAAGATGCTTGGCATGCTGGCCCTGCATATTTGCCGCACGATTAGATGGCCGAATAGCCGCATAGTGAGGGTGTGGCATCTTTGTATGCTTTATGCTCATCTCCTGCCAAACAAGATCATCGGAAATAAGAGAAATCCCTATCCACTTGCTAAAGTTTCCCCAAAGGACATCTTTAAGTTGTGTCATTGTTGGGGCGGTACACGGGACCTTGCACTCAGAATTTAAAGATGGTCGGCAAACTAGAAAATGGATTCCCATCCAACTCATTGTTGTGCTTTTGGCTGTAGAGTGTCCGCTATCAACATGGATTCTGTTGTATTTATCGTAAGCGTCTAAAAATGTTTTTTGCTGTTTGCTTGGCTTATATAAATGCCATACGGGCTTTAAAATTAAATCGCAAACAAATTCGTAGCTGTGGTGTAAATAATAATCAGTGGCTTTTTTCGGTAGGGCTAAAAATGAACGAGGTGTTCTTGATTGGGATTCATTTTCCATCTGCTGTTTTCTTATTCTTCTTTTCGGCTTCTTTCTTTTCTTCTTCTATTTTCTTCTCCCTCTCTTTCCATACATCGTTTAAATTTACGTCAGTAACGTTTACGTCAGGCTTATTCTCAGTCTTCATCCGCCACCCCACCTCGGCATAGTTCATCGCCGCCATCTGGGCAAACCTGGCATCATACATCCCATTAAGCCCATTGTCCCGAATAAGTTCAGATCTCATATCCTTACAGATATCGACGGCCTCGGCAAATTCAGGATACTTTTTCCTCCAGACATGAATCCGCTGCCGGTCGATCCCCTTCTCTCTGGCCCAAGCCTGAAGGTGCGCCGGTGTCGTGGCAACAATCTCAAACGCCTGTGACTTTATTCCGCCATGCTCAGCGGTGCTCCCTTTTTCGGCGGGATAATATGACACAAATTTTGGAATGGATTTATAAAGCTCTGTGACTTTGAAATAATTGATAATGTCTTGGCAATATTCTGGCTTGTAGTCCTGCTTCATCGGCCTACCAAGCTTTGCCTTTGGCTCTTCAGTTTTAGGAGTCTTGGACTTAGCGCCCATGCCTAAAATATATATACAAATTATAAAATATGCAATGCTTTTAATATTTTATAAATGCGGCCGTCCTTGATGGTGTTAAGCTCGTGACCCTGCGCCCCGATTTCCGCCCACATATCGTCCATGTTTTTCTCGATGCGGTTAAGCTCGAAGCCTATCCGGTCTGCCGCGATGTTGAATTCTCTGGAAATTCTGGATCCTCCGTAATCTTTCGCCGTCTGCTTCATGCCCCTGGCAAGCTCTTTCAGGTTTTCAATCGCTTGGTTCATTTAGTCCTCTCTGTTTAGCAACGCCAAACTGAATAAATTATGTCTGGGTAGTTTGCCTCAAATAGTTTCCTTTTCAGGGCCCACTCTGGGGTGCAAAAACCTTTCGTTTCGATCACCTCTTGCGTTCCATCTTTCCGTGTAACAAGCTTGTCAACAATATGAGTACAAACCTGAACCTTTATCCCTGCTGAATATGCGTAAAGCGGAAAGCTTACTTGTGTTTTTGCCTCTTTGAATTCCCCGCTCTTTTTAAGCATCTCCACCTTTTCGCAGTCGCGGGCCTCTTTCCTACTGGCATGAATATGATTATGTGAACACCTACACTTGGTGTTTTTATATTTTTGCACAACCGATTTTCTAGGGTTGTCGCGCTTATATTTAGATATCCTCTTTTGAAGGTTTGTCATTTTACTTTCTTGTTGTGCGACGTTTCAATGTCGGACAACGGATGCGCAACCGGACGCGCATTCCATATTTATTTAAGCGCGTCCGGGGCGGGCGAAGGGCACGGCTCCAAATTCAATTCTTCCGTGCCTTTTGCCCTTGCGCTTGTTCTATGCTGTACAACCGCCTGCCTTTGGTCTTGCGCGCCCGTTCCGAATAATTCTTCCTGGCTTAAACGCCGGGCCGCTTCCTCGCAGTATTTTTCCTCGTATTCAATTCCGATTGCTCGCCGGTTTAATTGTTTGGCCGCAACCAATGTGGTTCCGCTCCCCATGAATGGGTCGCAAACCAAATCATTCAAATCGCTCCACCAATTAACGAGCCATTTTGCAAAACCTATTTTACGAGGACACGGGTGGTCTGATTGGCGGCCGCTTGAATCCGCATCAATGAGCCTACCCGGAATAACATGTGCGCCTTTCCGGGATTTGGGCGGGATGCCGAAAAGGTAAGCGACATCAGAGCCGTACATCAAACGCCCTTTATAATGTGGCCGAGCATATTCAAACCAGACCACACGGAAGAACGGGAAAACCAGGGGCATGACAGAACTTAAAAAACGCGGGTCGCTATCACAGCCAAGATGGACGGCAAGGCGCTTGCAAGAATCGGCAAGGACTGCGACCATTTCCCGCATCATTCCGAACGGGTCTTTTTGTCCGAAAAGCGGAACCCTTGCATTCGGCCAAACCGGGTCTGTTATCACGGAATCCGGGGCGAGCTGAATTAAAATTTCCCGGCAGTCTCCGTGATAGATTGTGATTCCGGCGTGTTCGTAATATGGTTTCATTTTGCTTTGTCTTTTCTTAGGGCGCGCTCTTTTCTTTGCCTTGGCGGTTGTATTGCATAGAACGTCCGGCAAATGCACGTAGTGGAAACTACGTGCTTTGCTAGTTGTGTGTTGTGCTGCCCGATTCCGTGCGCGCTCCTATATTCCTGAACCCCATTTCTTTCCTAAAGGCATCTAAAAAAGCATTTGGCTTATTATCGTTCATCTGTTTTGCCCTGTCTTGGACATATTGCCTTTCATACATTCTAGCTATTTTCCCTTCAAATCTAAATTCGTAAAAGTCAACATTTTCAAACATTAGAATTTTCATGCCATTCTCCTCGTTTGTATTGCGCACACTCTTCGGCTATCTCGGACAGCATTACACACAACGTCCGGCAAATGCACGGCAGTGAAACGCCGTGCTTTGCTAGTTGTATGCTGAACCGCCACTCTTAAACAATGATAGGCTCCAGCATAACAGAATAAATATTCCGACCTAAATCCCCAAGGTCATTAAGGATTTCCGTCGCCCTGTGGTTGGCTTCGGCGAATGTAGGATGAATTGTCGTAGTGCCAGACACGTTCCACTTGTTCGCCTTGTCAAACTTTGAGCATTTCCACTGTTCCATCTTTTTCTCCTTTTTGTTTTTGTCTTGTGGCGGTTTTGCATACAACGGCCTTGCCAAGGTGAAGTGCGCGATTCAAAAAATCTAATGTTTCGCGCATTTGGGTTGAGGGCCGGGAACGGCCCGAACCACCTTGGCAAATGTTGTGTGTTGTTTTAAGACGCGCCGCCTTTAACTGAGTTTATTTTATCTTGCAACTCATCAACAAATCTTTGGGCTTTAATAAGCTTCATCTCTTCTTCTCTTTTTAAATAAGAAATGGCCTTTTCTATTATCTCGTCTTGCTCCCTTACAAGGATATATAGAATTGCCGCATTAAGTTCGGATGGAGATTCCCAATAATTTTTCCCACCGGCATTTTGCTGGCCAATGCGCATAAGCATAGGAGCTGTAGAGTGCGATATTGCAACATCCATTTTACCGCCGGACTCATATATCGGGCCGTCAGGGAGGGCGTTCCATTCTTCGGCCCCTCTTACAGCTCGTTTAGCCTCAACATAGTCATCGTAAAGTTCTTGTACCATTTTCTTCTCCCTTGTTTTGCGCCCTTGGGCGCTGGTTTAATTGTCTTGCGCGTCTTAAAATTACACACAACGGACCGCGCCACCGGGAGCGCGACCATAATATTATTGCGCTTCCGGATCGCACGATGTGGCGGGCTTCTGCTCATCTTCTTGCCCGCCATTTCGTGCTGGCGCTTGTTGCATGCTGTTTTGGCCGATGCCTTGCGCCGCTTCTTCTAAAAACTTCCAGTGTCTTGGATTTGTGGCAAATGGACATAGCGGTAATAGATCTGCTCTCTTATCATCGAAATCAAAAACGCAACCAATACAACCATTTGCCTCGTCACAATATTGCCGTACAATCATTGCGGCGGCAATCGCTCCACAATCACGCTTGTTTAACATCTTTCTTCTCCTTGCCTTGCGGCGCTCTTAATGTCTTTCGGCCAAAATTGCATGCAACTTGCAAAGGGCGTTATGTTTTCGCCCTTTATCCGGCCATGCCCCTAAATATGAAATATTCCCCTTGGCAATCTGTTTGTTCTATCCCAACAAATCCACGCGTAATCTGAATTGTCGGTTCCTTTTCCGGTGAAGGACGGCCTATTAGAAAGAACATATATGGAGCACGGCTCATGTGCTTTCATGAAATCTTTCCTATCCTGCGATGCGAGAAACCCTAGACGGTGAAGCATAATACACGTATTCGATATCTCTACGCACCTTTCAGTAAATTCTAAAGAAAGCGAGAATGGTGGATTGGTGAGTATTAGATCGCCTTTCCATTCATACTTAAAGAAATCAATTCCAATGTCGATCTCGCATGTCTGGATGTCCCTAATCTTGCCAGTAAGGAACCTTGCAATCCTTCCATCTCCTGCCGCCGGCTCAAGAGCTGAATAAAACATTCCCCAGTCAATAGGAAGGCTCTCGTAGCACCTGGGGGGAGTGTAGTATCTATCCTTGAGACTGTTCATTCTCGCTTCCGGTTATAGTGTTAAGGTCAGCGGTAAGATGTTCGAGTGCGCTTTTCACGTAATTCACCTGAAGCTGCGTAATCGTCTCCCGGTTCTCAAGTTTGTGGATTATGAATGGGATCGGGAAAAGGCAATTCCGAATGTGGTGCTGGATAAAAAGCTTTGCGTTGTCCGGCATAGTCTTGAAAAACTTCCTGGCCTCTTTTTCGACGTTCTCATCAAGCGGCTTTCCCATGTTTTCTTCTCCTATTTCGAGCTTTACGGTTTCTTCTAAAATCTCTTCTTCCCTCAATTCGGAATCCGTCTTGTCTCTCATGTTGTACGGGGCGGGACGGTAGTGGTAGGAAGAGTCATCCATTTCCATATTGCACCAAGTATTTAAGCAAGATCCCTCCACCCTCTTCATGTCCAAGCATTGCCATATTTCCAAACATAGGATATCCAACCAAGCGAGACCTTTCATAATCCATAATTTTTGTTCCTGCCTTAACGTAATGCCAATGGCCTAAGAATGAAGGGCTATTGCAATATGGATTTCTCCACCCATCTGAAGGTAAATCGTTAATGCCTTTATTCATTATTTTTCTTTCTTATTATTCTCAAGAAGCTGCCGATGCTTCGACCATCCCGCATGATACCAAGACCACTGATTCGCAATCGACGCCTCTTCCATGCTTCGGCCCTGCTTAACAATGTGTTCTCCGAAGCAGTGGAATGCGCTTGGGATTCCATCTTTAGGTTTACTCTTTTGTGTTCTTGTTTTTCGCATGATGATAAAATAATCAAATTGCTAACAATTGTCAACATTTATTTTAATTAAAATAAAAAGGCCCGGTTAGGGGCCTTTGTAGGGGTTGTGTTAAGAAGGGAATTATGAATATAAATAAAGCAGTTTAGTATTTCAAAGGTTTTTGTCCAAGGTCAAAATGATAAACATCTGGGTCGGAGACTACCTTTCCATTGCGAAGTTTTTTCTTTCGCCTGCCACCCCACCAGCCCCCAAGGGATTCCCATTTTTCCCCCATCTCTTGATATCTGGAGTCAATCCATTTTATGTCGAGACCATTATCTGTTGTGAGCCAATAGTCGTCGGCCAGGCTATATCTATGGAGAGTGTCAAGTTTTCCCTTTCCATCTTTGGCTAATATCTCTGCATACTCCATGGTTCTGGCTGCCTCTGCCTGTCGCCATGGCCATCCCTTTTCAAAAAGCCAATACTCAAACTCAAGACGCATTTTTGTAAAATGGCGATTTTGTTCAGCGCGGGTTTTGCATTCCATTATTCCTCCCATCCGGGATCGTTAAGTGCGGCATCTCTGAATTGCTCATACCACGCCTGTGCCCTGTTTAATTTGTCGAACTCTTTTGGCGTGAGCGACTTTTCGAATTCGTCGATATACTGGGCGTTCTCTCCAGAGTATGCGGACATCGGCCCCATTCTTTCGAAGCTCTGAATCATCGAAGAGTAGTCCCCGCCCTTCGCCTTGTATCTATCCCGATATTTTTTTGCCGCCTTCATGTCTCCAAAGCGAATTGCCTGCTTGTAATAATAAAGGTCGTTCGCTTTCTCAGTCGGGGTAATAGATATTTTCTCGCCTTCCGTTTTCTGGTCGAGAAATTTCCTCGCCTTATTGAGCATGTCGTAATACGCGGCTTCTCCGGGGATGCTCTTGTAGATAAGTGCGCCCTCGCCCTCTGCGGCAATACCCTTTGTGGGCTTCCCGGCAATAAGGCGATAGGGCTTATCGACGGACAACACTCCGGCAAGGTGCTCGTAAACGTCTCTTACGGGCCGGGGCTTATCAATTGTCGGATAACGCTTGGTCTTTCCGTACATTTCAAGCGGCGTCTTGTATTGCGGCCCGATACCATTGAAAAGCTTTGAAAGAGTTGAAATACCAGCTTCTTTCGCCTTTTCTCCAATGGTGGATTTTTTGTTTGCCAAATCCATAATGTCGTCAGGATAATCTTCGAGTGCGGCCCAGTTCAGGACGTCGGACATGGCGCCCTGCACCCGGAGGGTCCGGATTGTTCCATCGTCATTCTTTCCAAGAATAAGGTGGAGCTGCCTGTTTGAATCACCCAATTCCTCTTCCTCATCCGGGAAGAACATCTTGTTCCAAAGAGTGACCATGGCGAATAAGATGTTTGCGGCAAGAATGACTTTGGCCGTTTTTAGTGATCCGGCAACCGCTCCAGACTTGAATCCGGAGCGACCTTCTTTGTGGGCGTTTTTGATAAGCCTCATGTAGCGGGGAGCGTTAATCTCCATCCAGCTCCAGAATGGCATCAGTTTTGACCTTAACGCCTGCCCTGCCGCGGAAAGGTTGCCGTAATCGCCCAAGAGTTCACGGGCCATCTTTGCGGCCTTGTCCTCGGTGCTCTCGACCTGGTTGACCTCATCAGCCTTGGATGCCCCGTAAACCGTCTTCCCGGCCTCTATTTGGGCCTTAAAGTGCCGATAGGCGGCAATCCTCAGTATGCTTTCCCGCCACTCCGTAATCGTCTTTCCAAGGTTCCATCCTGCGGCCTGCTTTATCCTACCTCCAACACCTGGCTTTTTCCCGGTAAGCGCCCGGAACATATTCACAAAACTTATATCCGGAACCTCCTGGGTTGCGAATCCGGAGCCAATCACACCCCGCTTAATAAGGCCAAGCATCTCTTCGTTTGGAGATTCCTTCTTAACGATAAGTCTCCAGGCGTCCCTGGCGGCAGGGATAAATCCTTTCAGAATTGACGGGTTGTATGCCAGTACAATATCAAGGTCTCCACTCATGTTGTTCAGGTTATATTTTGCAATCCGGAGCGGCATTAAAAGCGTCCACTGCTTCCACTTGTTGTTTACATATTGAAGAGCGTCTCCGAATTTACCCATCGGGCCGGTTGATTTAGGAGGCTTGAGATTATCCAACGTTTCAGCGACACCCTCCTTAACGATCCATTGTGCCTTGCGGCCCATCGTAATGACTGTTTTTACGTCATCTTCAGTAATTGGGCCAACATCTACATTATTTAATAAGGCATCTATTAATTCCTCTGGAATCGTCTTTGCCGGATAGAACGGAGTGTTCTCTTTTGGAGACCACTGCGTGTACCCTTCAGGGATAACGGCTTCTATGGGCTTCTTTTCAGTTTTGGCCTGGGCCTGAAGCTTATCAGAGATATCGACCAGTGGCTTCAGTCTCTTCAGTGTCCGGAGCGTCTCGATTCTCGATATCGCCTGTGCCAATACCTCACCCTCGGACTCAAGATACTCGGTATTGTAGTCGAGAACGGAACCGGTACGGCCGCGCATGAATCCGGCCTTGTGCGCCCGAACGTCGGAACTGGATGCGCCTATTCCAAAAAAGCCTCTTTCGGCAATCTTGTCGTGCACCTGATGGTGGAAATAGGCTTCGTCTTCGAGAACGTCTTTCTTGAGAAGGCCGTATTTTACCAAATCTTCTTTAATGGCACGGTTAATCTCCTGGCGCATCTTGATTGCGGCCTCAACCGTGGGGTTTTTCTTAACCTCGGCCTGCACGTTGTCGATATCAGTCTGAATCTCGGCCCTGTTTTTATATCCAAAGGGAAGTGCATCCTTGCCCTCGTAAAGGCCGCGGTCGATATCCTTAACCAGGTCGGGCAGGATGATTGCTTTCGAGAATAAGTCGTATCCATTCTTTCCAAGACCATCCGTTATCTTGTGCATAAGGTTCATGGAGATGGCCTGCGAATACTCGGGAACCGCTTCGAACTGGCGGAGAATATCGGCAACTGCGGCATCCTCTTTTCCAAGTCCGGTATAATGCCGGGTAAAGGCTTGGGCGATTTTAACAAGGGCAGGCTCGATGTTTTTATAGAATGGCGGTGGCTTAATTCCCTTTGCCATTCTCATCCGGTGCTGGACGTCATCGTTCACGCTTTGGGGGACATTAATCTTTGTGTCGTCGGCTGGCTTGCGCGGGGCCTCGCTGAAAACCTCTTCTATCTTCTTGTCGATTTCGTTTTGCGAGGTGCGGGAAAACCTGATATCCGGATTTGTTGCGTCAAACTCCCCTGTGTTGGAAATGGCAGATTTTATTTGCGTGGGGGAAAAGGCAATGTAATGTTTTGTTCCTTCATCCATCATCATCTTTTTCCCGATGGCACGCCTATTCCCGAACGCCTCATCAGCATCCATGATTATTCCATCAAACCCGACATTATTCCACAATGTAGATATGAACTCGTTTCCGGCAAGATCGCCAGTATCCCGATCTTCGATATACGATACAGTCTCACTTGCCCTCATTGCATCTTCGAATTCTTTTGCGGTAAAGTCCGAAAGATCCAATTTTTCAGAGATAGCATTCCATACGTCCTGACCATTAATACCAAAGACAGCAGCGGTTCGATCGAGAGCGGCATATAACTCTAGCGCACTCCCGCCCTCCTCTCCAGTATCATCGTCAAAAGTCATTTCAAATCGAGTTTGGTTTTCCCCAACCAAAACAACTGGATTTTTAAGAGAGACATAGGCTTCAATGAGCGTTTCTTTCCCACCAGACAGTTCTTTTGTAGCCAGCTTCTTGGCTTTTCTCATCATCGCATTGTATTCTTTCGTTCCATACTTAGGCGGCTTATCTCCCACAATCTCATCAAACAGCCTTTCCGTTCTCAGGTCTATCCTATGGGTTAGGTCTGGGCCAATACCACTATAATTTTGTTCGGCATCGAGTTTAGAATCGGTGAAATAATAAGCGCGGCCATAATGGTTTCCCATGTTTCCGCGATCCTTGCTGAAGATGGTGAATTTGTGCGTCGTCCCATGATAAACCTTCAGCGGATATCCATTCTCATCAACAACTTTTGAATCGCCAAACCATTTCTTAAATTCAGGGCTTTCGGTATCGACGGGCTTGAATTTTTCGGAACGAGAAAACAAAGACTGCTGTGCCTCCGCAGCCCTCGCCGTCTCGTTCTTATTGAATATCGGCAAGGCCATGACTTCAGGGTTTCTTGTGGCAGCCTCTTTCTCTGATTTCTCGCGCTTGAACTTTTCAATGGCAATCTTTTCGGGGGATTCTACTTCACCAAATAAATCCGCCTGTCCCCGGCTCCACTGAATATTACGCTTCTCAAAATCCTCTTTGACCATGGAAAGAAATTCATCAACAATGGAATCGTATTCCTTGGCCGCGTTCTCAAAGCGCACCTTGTCGCCAACATTCACAACCATCCGGGCCAGCGCCTTCCGCATGGCGCCCATATCCTTGAACCATTCTGTTTTTGTGACTCTCGGACTGCCCTTGAATTTATTGATAATCTTCGTGAGCAAATCCATGAAGGATTTGATTACCTTCTTGAATAGTCCGGGGTTTTTCTTGGAAAGATAGGTCAAAAACTTTGAATCGTAATTGAAAGAGTCGGCCATAAAGTCCGATGCCAATTCTCCGATTCCTATTTTGTCCTCAAGAGCGGAGGTAAGCCTGCCCTCTGCATCCAGTTTTTGCTGTGTCGAAAGCCTATCGTAATCATTAACATGGACGCCGGATATTTCAGCAAGCGCCCTCTTGCGCCTTGCCGCTCGGCCCTCTGGTGTTAATTGGGAATTAAAGAAGTCGTTGAAATGTTTTGCAACAGAAGGAAAGTCGATGTCTATCTTGTGCTTTATCTCGTGAAGGGCAACCCAAAGAATGGGCTTCTTCATGTTTTCGTTGAATACTAATGTGCCAGTTTTCTTGAGGAAAACCCCGTCGAAGCCTGGTACTGAGGCCTTAGTTCTAACCACCATAACACGATGAACGGGCAAAACATCCCGAAGAGTGGAAAGCGCATCAGAAACATCCGCAGGAGTTTCCACAACCTGAACGTCATCATCTGTAATGTTCCTGCCACCGGGTTCTTTCTGAAGTTCGTCAATAAGGTTTCGGAATGACTCTTGAGCGTCTCCAGGTCTCTCCCATCTTGCCACTGGAAGCTCGACCGCTCTTCCCCTGTCTCTAGGCCGTAATTCTTCAGTGGTAGCCTTCCCCGACTCCGAGGTTCCGGGCTGTTTTTGAGAAGGAGCTTTAGTAGAAACGGGTTTGTTTTCATCTTTTGCCTCCTTCCCTAATATAGATTTATTGCTAACATTTGTCAACAATTTGTTTTCATACCAACGGCTGAAGGGTATGGCCTCTTCATTTTTCCTCTGCTGCTCCTCCTCGTATTTGGAATAGGCGTCTTCTTGTTCAATCTGTTTTCTGGCGCGCTCAACATAGTCTTTCTTTTTCGATTCCCTGTTTGCCTCTCCTTTGCTTACGCCTTCAGAGTAGCCCTTTTTTATGTAATACCCTTCAATGGCGGCGTCCATCGCGTCTTTTATCTTTTCAGCATCAAGATTGCTTTCTTCGGCGTACTGGTCGAGGCCGGTACGCTTTGACTTTAAAGTATCAAGGGGTCTGATAATTTGTTTTTCGTAATCGTAGTATTCGTATTTTGGATTAACGCCAAAGAAGTCATTAACAAAGTCCGTCTCCAGCATTTTCTTTTTCTTTGCGACAACATCAGCGGGGGTGTTGATTGTGTATTTGTATTTCGGTTTGTTTTTAAACTTTGTTGGGATGTTGTTAAGCAGGCCGTCTTTTATGATTTCAAACCCGTTCTGCGTTGACAGGGAAGAGTATGCGCTTTCCGGCTCCCGCATTACGCGGTCTTCGGCTTCCAGTTGCCTTGCAAGCTTTCTTACTCCAAGCTTTTCCACTTGTTCATACTTCCCGCCTCGATACTCAAAGCCTCGGTCATAGATTTCATCTATAACGGCTTTCGCCGCGGCCTGGGCCTGCGGGTCTTTGGCTGTTACCTGGGATAAGTATTGGTCAGCAACCTTCTTTGCTTCAAAAAGATCATTGTCGCCTGCCGTAGCAACATTTTTTTGGGTTTCAATAAGCTTCTTGCGTTTGGCAATAAGCGTCGGGTTTGTAGGTGTTGGTTCTGGGGTCTGAGGAGGAGGCGGTGGAGCCTTCTCCTTTTTTACTTTTGGTTCGGGCTGATTTGGGACGACGGGTTGAACTGGTTTGGTCGCGGCTTCTCCCACTCTTGTATCGGGGCTAACCGTTTTATTTTCTTTGCCCTGCTCTCCCGGAGTTCCTGTTCCGACTCCGGTGTCGGGAATGTTGTTTTCATTTTTTTTCTCCTCTGGTTTAGCCTCAATCAGTTTTCGAGTAACCAGTTCATTTTCGGGCACATTGGCCGCCCTAATAGAAGTATATATTTTTCCAAGCGATTTGTCAAATCCAATCATATCGTTGTCAAGATCCTTGGCGTTAAGGGCTCCTGCGCCCTCTCTCGTTTGCACTTTTCCTATCTTCCATTTCATTGTGGGGCGATAAATTTTTCCATCGTCCATTTTTATCGCAAGGGTCTCGGCAATCTCCTTGGATGCGGCGGCTAATTTATCTCGCAAGGCCTCGGGAGAATCGCCAAACGCCATGTGCTCATCCCCATGAATATTGGAATTCATGTCTTTTCCTAGATGCTTTTCAAAGATGTCGAACATTTTTCCATTCAATTCGTCGGTGGCTTGCGATCCCAGAAGCATGTCGTTATAAACCTTGAATCCGTTAACATCCCCAACGGCAACATAGGTTGGGGCGGTATAGTTATTCGTTCTGGTTTTAAGAACCCTGTTGAATGCGGCTAGGCCGGGTCGCCCGGTAACGTCATTTTGTTCGTGAATACGCTGTCTATCCTCGGCGGGAAGAGCATCGAATTCCTGTAAGGTAATATCGCTTTTCTTTGGAAGGCGTGACGGTTTCTCCGCCGGGCCCGTCTGGCCCGTAGTTGTAGCGGGTGGGATTTCCGGCGGAGGAGCTGTTTCCGTGCTCGCGGTTGGTGTTTCTGGTGGCTTCTCGCTAACGCCTCCTTGTTCAATAGTTGCCCCCTGAACCTCCGGTACGAGATTGCGATAGATCTCCGAACCGGATCGCTTGGTATTCTGCTGTGTAGGGATTTCTTTATTTAATAGCTTATCAAATGTTATGTCTTCTTGAGATTTCAATAGCTGGTCAACCATCTCAGGATTTGTCTTTTTCAAAGCGTCAACGATTGCTGCCCTCTTATTCTTTTCGTTCTCATTTACGTTTATTGCCATTCCGGTTACGGCCCCAGGAACACCCCCGGATGTAAGACCAACCATTCCATTCTCGAAAGCCTCTTTTGTGATTTGACTCCATGTTAAATCCGGCCTCATTCCCGTTGTCTTATCAACAATTCCCTGTGCAACGGCGGTCCCCGCCTCCTCTGCAAATTCCTGACCCCCAGATTTAAACATTTCTTTAAATATCGTTTTAAGTGCCGGGAACACTCCCTCTTGTATTTCTTTTTTGCCAACACCTTTTAGCGCATTTGTCATTCTGTCTAGTATGGCAAACGATCCCATCTTCTCAAAAAGGCCCTCAAAGCTTCCGTTGACTAACGAGGCCATTGTTGCTACCGTTTGGCTTGGAACCGACTCTCCCCTTTCAAGCTTTTTCCAATAGTCGGTTATTTGCTCGGCTCCACTACTTGCAGACAATCCAACTAATCCTGCGGCATCGCTGATTCCGGCCATCTTTCCAGCACCAATAAGAGCGAGTTGCGGAACTTGTTCAACGGTGCTAAAGTATAGCCACTTAGCCGCATCTCCAATTTGCCGCCTTTTTAACAAATCAGTAAGAGATATGTCTTTTGATCCAAATTCTTTTTGGACATAACTATCACGCCTTGCAACATTATCAAGATATTGCGTAACAAAGTTATCATAAGTTTCTGGGGCGGCCTTTAGGTCTGTTCTAAAAATATCAGCGCCCATGGCCTTATTTATTCCACTATTTATTATGTTGCTTCCCGTTGCAACGACGCTTGCTGCCAAGGCCGGAGTCCTGGCAAGGCCACGCAATACGGCAGCGCTTCCAGCATTAAAGGCTTTTGCGCTACTACCGATTATATTATCTTGCTTTTCTTTTTCGGGCTGAGGGACGGCAATTTCTATTGGCGCATTTTCTGGGAAAATTGTTTTGGATTGATTGTTTTGTTCAATATTTTTATATGTAGGAATTTTTGTTCCAGCCATATAGGTATCTGGAAATGGACTAAAATCATCCAACACATCCGATTTTATAGATGTCGTAGCCGGTTCCGCCACTACGGACGCAGGAATATCCACCTTACTTACGTCCTGAAATTTTGGTATTTCTACTTCTGAAATATTAACGGGTTGGGCGTTTTTACTTTTGGTTTCAATCGGTCCATTACCGGGGCCATCTAAAACCGGAACGCCCAATATTGATGTTGGCGCTTTAACTGTAATATCATTTGGATTAAAACTATCCAATGGGTTAAAATCATCAAGGCTACTTTTATTTTCGGATGGATTAAAGGAATCCAGTGGATTGAAATTGTCCAACAAATTCTTAGCCACGAAACCCCCTATTGGCCAATGGATTTTTTATAGAGCGCTGTAAATTCCTGCCGTTTTGGTAATGAAAGACTATCCCATGATGGCCACCCATTTTTCTTTGCCCTTTCTGCATAGGCCGATGTTGCCGCCTGAATAGTCTTGACTTCATCTTGGATAGGTGGTTTTTCTTTTGGTGGCTTTGACGCCCCTGATCCAGGTATTCCGCGTCTCTTCATTTCCTGGCCCCATTCGTCGTACTGGGCTTGGTAGGTTTCGAGGTCGCTTTGATAACCCTCAAGTTCGCCTTGAAGGATTTGGAGTTGCGCCTCTATCTTGTTTTTTATGGAAGGATCTGTAGGGGGAACGAATTCGCCCTTGAATTTTATCGTTTTTCCCTGACTTAATTTCTCGATATTTCCACGTAATTCTTCAATATCAAGATTGGTTTGTTTGATGGTTTTCTCCATCGTGGCCTTTTCTTTTTGGGCCTTATTGTAATTGGTTACAACCTGATTATCTTTGATACTGTCGTCGGATCCGCCACTCGCAGCTTTTTTCTTTGCTGCCAATTCAGAATTAATAACGTCCTGATCACGGAAGGCGCCACGATATGATTTAAGTGATTGCTCCCCGGCTTTTTCTGCAATTGAAGGTGACTGCAATAATGTTGCTTCCGCATCCTGGCTAGACGCTTCCTGTCCTTTTTGCTTTTTAAGATACACGGATAACGGAATCTCTTGCCTGTTTGGGTTTAGCGTTGCAGGATTCACCGCGCCCTCCGGGGTGGCAAGCGTAATCGCACTCGTTCCCGTTACTGGGGTGTTTGTTGCTGTTTCTGGTTGGTTGGGGTCGTAGTTTAAATTAATCTCACCTTTGTTTGTTGGAATCTCGGGAGATGCAGGCAATAATCCTGGCGCACCTTGAAAGCCCCTATCGGAAAGCATAGAGCTGGTGTTTTTCAAGACTCCTGCCGCCTGGGATTGCTCCCCGGCCTTCTTCTGCTCTTTGGCCGCCTCGTCCACGGCCTTCTCGGTTGCCATGATAAAGGAATTGAATTCGGCCTTATCCGCAAGAAGGGACTGGGCGGCCAGCTTCTTCTCGGCCACCCCTACTGCGCCAAACTTCTGTGCTCTGGTAATAACATCGTCGAGCTGCATGGCCCGTCCGGCGATACGCTCAAGGTCATCAATCGAAGTTTTTTCCGGGATAAAATCTGGCTTTAAGCCATACTTGTCCAGAATTTCACTCCGGAGCGCCACCCGGGCCCTCTCGGTTTTCCGCATCTCTTCCCACGTATTGTACTTATCCACCGCCTCCCCGATGTTCTGCACCGCCGCTCCAGCGGTTGCGCCCATCCTCTGGTACATTGAGGCAACATCGTTCGGCTGAATGTTAGGGGCCTGTGGCATAATTACCTCCTATAGCCGGAATAGAGCGTTGCCAATTGGCTCCGCGCACCGGGAGTATTGTAGAAATTCGTCATATTTGTCATGAGTTGCGTAATTTGATTAAACTTGTTCGCCTGGATTTGAGCCTCGGCGGTCTTCTCCTGGATAGCCATTCCCCGGTTTCCAAGGGCGATGTTGGCCGTGGCCGTTTCCTTATCCGTTGCCGCTTGGGATTCCTGGAGGGTCATGCCACGCTCGTTAAGGCCGATGTTGGCTGCCTGAGCTTCTTTGGCAAGGCCGTAGCTCTGCTGGCCCTCTGTCTCACGGATAGCAAGGGTCTTGCGGCTCAATGCGTCCTGGGTCCTCTGGGCGCGTTCTGCGGCCTTCATTTGGGCCTTCGTCAGTCGCGTTGTCGTACCGAACTCGTTCTTTCTCTGGGTCATTGTAGCGTCAAACTGGGTGTTCTCCTGCCTAAGCTTATCGTAAAACAACTTCTCCTGAAGCGCACGGGCAGCAGAGTTCTCTTTCTTTTGTTCTTTGGCCGCATACCAGGAACCGGCAAAATTTAATACTCCGCTGATAACGGATGTTACCGGATTTATTGAAGGTGCTGGTTCTGCCATAATTCCTCCTTATTTACGCTGTAGGGAAAACATATTTAGTCAATGCGGCTGCGGCTTCAGGGCTCAGCGATTCGCTTATCGATTTCTTCAGGTCAGCGCGGCGTTTCTGTTCTGCTGCAATTGCCGCATTCATGGCGTTGGTCTCCCCCGTTTTAAGATGCATAAACGATCCGATGGTTGGGACAAACGCAAGGGCCGCATCAGATAGTGAGGCAATCTTGGTTGTGTCCAGATTTATCCCAGACTGGCCATTTCCAGAATCGCTAAATACGGATGAAGCATCTTGCACTGAAGCTATTTCATTAGGATCATTACGCTTGATGATTGGACCAATCCACTCGTTCATTGTCGCCTGTGCCGCTGAATAGTCGCTATCGTACAGGCTTTGCCAGTTTGAAGCTACCCCCTTAGAGTATGTCATAGGAGTATACCCCTGCGTCTTTGCATACAGTTCCACGTATTTCGGATTTGTGGGCTCGCTGTTTACCAAGATGGAAGCGTATGCCGGAGGAACGTCCTGGCCATACATGGATCCTTTCGGATCAAGATAAACGCTCTGTACCATCTTGCCTATTGCCTCTGGTGGGATAGCGTCCTTAACGGCCTGGAGACCAGCATCGGAAAGGCCGTCATATTCATAATCAAGCGCGGCAGGATCGGAAGCCAGCATTGCGGCGTAATCTTTTATTGCCGTTTCATTACCGGCCCTGGCGAATTCCTCAAGATTCATTCCAGCATCGTTTAAATTCCATTCGTTACTTGCTCCGAGAGACTTCTTCCAGTTGTCATAGTCTGTCACTTTCATATCATCGCCGAATACTGAATCCTTCGTAAACGGAATGGTGTCATTTGCCATCGCTCCGGTCTGAGCTACCCATTGTCCGTTTGTGAATTTGAATGTTTGTCCACCCGCACTCTTAGTATCGCCCTCCTTGTTCCCGGATGGCGTAACCCTGGTTTCCTGGGAAAGGTTGGCGGGCGTCGTGGTTGCTACCCATTGGCCGTTTGTGTAAGTGAATGTACTGCCCTGGTTTGTTTTTGTATCACCCTCTTTGGGTTTAGCTGCCGTTCCAGTTGTTCCGCTTGCCGTGGTCCCGGTTCCTGTTGTTCCGGTGGTCCCGGTCTCACCCATCCCAAAAGCGTCCTGCACAAGCTTCCAAACCGGAGATTCTTCATTGAATGTGAATTGCCCATTCGCATCCAGGGCAACCGCTCCGCCTGCCTGGAAAGCGTACATGGCGCTCTTGAAGGCTTCAAGGCCGGTCTTGTTGCCGAATTTGAAAGCGGCAAGCTTAGCCGGATCGCCATTGAAATAGATAAGCGCATCGTTCTCGTCGATGGCGTTATTAAACTGCCAAACGGGATCGGTGGCCTGAATCATCTTCCCGAGTTGCTCCCTGGCCCAATTTTCGTCCATCGGCTGCCCGGGGTTCATCTCATTCCAGATGCTTGTAAGGGCGGAACGGACTCCGGGGGTCTCGATTGTTGCGGAAGCTCCGAGAGGGGTAATTGCATTGGTAAGAATGAAGTTGTTTGCGTCTGCAATAATGCCGAGCGAATCCTGGCTCTTTAACTTTGAAACGTCCAAATCAACACCATAGAGGTCTTTGGACAGCTTCGCAACTGCCGCCCAATCTTTGGCCGCAACCGCAGCATTGATAGCCCCGGACTTGAGTTCCATCTTGCGCGAATAGTCCCTTTCCTCAAGCGCCTGCTGGTTCAAACGCTCTGAATTCGCCATATTGTAGGCGCTGGAGGTGGCATTCATGGCATTGGAAATCATTTCTTTCGCGACACCGGCCGCCATTTCAGACTGAGCAATCCCGGCATTCCGCATTTGCTCGGCCATCATTGCGACTTTGGCTCCGGAGGTCATGTTCGGGTCGTTGGAGATCCGCATTGCTGTCGATACAAGGGCAGTCTGGAGCCTTGCGTCCAGGGCATTAAAGGCCATCGCATACTGGCGCCGGACCATATCGGATGTCCCGTTGGCAATTTGGGTCATCTGCTGGAGCATGGAATTGGCCGCACGGTCATACGTCGGGTTCCCAGTGCTTATCGTTGCGGCGGGAGTGGTTGTTGGCGCTGTCGGAGTAACAGCAGGAGCCTTTGCATTATCAATGGCCTGTCCTACACTGTACCTTGTTTCTGGAGTGGCCGCATTAATGGCAGCGGCTTCGGCCGGGAGGGCAGCAGCCTGATCTGGAGTTCTGACCGTTCCATCCTCATTAAGAACCTGTACGGTCTGGGTATCCCCGCCCTCTGGGGAGGCAGCGGCATTCTGTTTATTCCAGTAATCATATTGTTCGGTTCCGGGCTGATATGGATTTTTCGTTACTGGCGGGGCGGCATTTTGAATTGTCTGCCCCACGCTCTGCGTCGCTTCCGGCGTTGCCGCATTAGTTGCCGCCGCTTGCCCCGGAAGATTCGCCGCATCAGACGCGGACCTGGTTGTTCCATCGGCGTTAAGCACCGTGACAGTTTGCGTATCCCCAAGCGCGTTCTCCGGACTCAAGGGTGCCGGATCTCCACTTTGAGTAGTTGGGGCCACCGATGGAGCGGGCTTATTCTTTAAGTTCCAGTAATCGTATTGCTCGGAACCCTGCTGGTAAGGGTTTGTAGCAGGAGCGGCTTGGATTGGCTGCGTATCACCAAGGGCATTTTCTGGACTAAGCGGGGCAGGATCCCCACTGGTCGGAGCAACCGATGGTGCCGGTTTGTTCTTCATATTCCAGTAATCATATTGCTCCGAGCCCTGTTGATACGGGTTGGATGCAGAGACAGCCCCTCCGGTCTGATATCCTTTCATCTTCGGCTTTCCGCAAGCGTACCCAGAAACGGACGGAGCCTCAGATCTATGTTTCATCATGCGTTGGATCCTGGACATGGCCGAATTCGGTCCGCCCATTCCATCCACGTCCTTCTTCGGGATGACTACTTCCCCTTCATGGTATTGGGCCTTATCCTCCATTACCGGCATATCAGCCTGAATCTTACCGTCCGCACCGGATCCCGTATAAGTGAGGTCTTTGGCCCCTCCAATAAGGCCAGGAACGATGGTAATCTGGTCTTTCGACTTTCCACCCTCAAGCTCTTTGATGTAGTCCATCGCCCATTTTGGTCTTGAAAATGCCATAGTTACCTCACTTTGTTATACAATATAGCCTATTTGTTCCTGTCCTGCAAAAGCATTTGGACAATCGTATCCCTAACATCCTTCATTTCGGTTGATAAGGAATTCTTAACATCTTTCATTTCATTCAAAATTCTTGCCGTGCATACCGTGTGATGGTCTCCAATCAGCACCATAACGGCCTCTTTCGATATCGGCTCTTTACCATTGCCATTACGACCAATCAGTTTTCCCCACGGGATCTTATCGATAACCTTAATCAAAACAGCGCCTACCGTTGCCGCTCCACCCGCCTGTCCTACCGTTGTTATGTCCATCGCTCACCCCGATTTATTGTTATTGTTTTTGCTGCGGTACAAACTGCATCCCGTTAATGTTCACTATATTAAATATGTTATTCCAAATCCGATATGGGCACCCGTACCCCCTAAGTCCGATAGGTTTGAAACCTGTATTGCTCCATCCGTTCCAATAGTGATATGGGCAAATGTTTTTGTGGTGTCGTCTGCTTTTATTGCGTATGCAACAAACGTCAAATTGTATCCAGGCCTATACCCAACTGGAAGCGTGGCGACCGTTGCCGTTGTTCCATCTTTGACCATACCCCTAATCTGCAAAGTGTTTCCGCTATACGTTACTTGAAATGGATGTTCAGATCCCCCCTCTTCCACCCAACTATTCTCTAGGTCTGCGGCAACGAGCAGGGCCAATATGCCTGAAAGTAGAGATGTGCCGTTGTCGCGCCCCCTTACATGGCTAGTATCTATTTGGGCACCACTTCCAAGCTCTATCCCATAAGCTCCATTTCCAATACAGCTTATTTCTCCATGCCTAACATCTCCTCCTAAAAAATAACCACTGTATGCACAATTATATGCCGATCCGTTACCTATGTTAACATCTAAACACCCATCAACGGTATAAATTCCATATCCAGTAGATCCGTTGATTAAATGATTTCCTATGTTAACCCTTTCCATGTTTTCATCAATAACAATGCAGTTGCCGGTGATGTTTTCGCAAATAACATTGCCTATGTTTACGTCATAAACCTTTCCCGTTCCATACCTCTGAAGAAGCGTATTGCAGTTTACCCCATGAAGTATTCCTATTGTTATGCCCTGCGTATCATAGTCTGTAACGGATTCAACAATTCCCGTAACAGTAGTAATGCTCTCGTTAATTTTTTTCCCAACGGTAATACTGTCAACCGTTACGTTTCTACAAAAAGTATATTGATCTGACTTAAATATGTATGTTGTACCGTAAAGCTGATTGTATGTCCTTACGTCTCCACCTTTTACATCGATGGATTTTATAACATAGCCATGATACCCACCATCACATTCAATATAACCATGCGACCCACCAATAATGTGCTCAAACAGAAAAGCATGAAAATATGTTGACGGGGTGGCGGCTACCGGATCCTTCAGGAGAACCTTAATGTTTCCAACGTGAACGTCTCTTATGTAATATTCATAATCAGCCGCATCATGATCTAGCTTATGGGTTCCGGCTACAAAACCATCTATATGGTTTCCACCATTAAGATTAGCAACCACATAATCACCGCAATCCACACCTAAATCATAAGCCTCAAACCCATCAGCAAAATTTAAAAACATACCCTGAATAACCGTTCCGCTTCCAGATACAAACCTAGTTCCGTCCGAAGATTTTATTGGCATTCCAGATCCAAGCAGCTTTACATTCTTTTTTTCATTACCTATCGCAGCTCCAGGCGTAGCGGATACAGAATATTCCCCACAAATATCATAATCGGAATTTATTAATTTTATTGCACCCCCGCTAGTCGGTAGGGATTCTATGGCTCTTACGAGAGATCCGGTTGCCGATCCAAACCATTCCGGCCTTACCCACTTAACAGCTCCAAAGATTAGCGGGCAATCTGTTATTTGAACAAGACCGTCATACGTCATCCTCCCTATAGTAACATCATCGAACCCGGTAAATATTACACTATTTAAAAATCCAATGATATCTATTTTAGATGGAATAGAAAGACTTCCACTTCCGCTTATATTACCTACGATAATAATCGACATGTTGACGTCTAGCGCAATCAGCGCATTAAGTTCGGCAAGAGAAGATGCAGTTTTAGCTATGTTTCCTGCAACTATTTTAGCCATTGCTCTTGTGCCGTCAGCTAAAACATATTGAGTGTGATCGTCGTTAAGAAGCCCGCTCAATCCGCTGTGTGCCGTAGCCGTATACGTTCCCGATGGCAAATTGGATACGGATCGGTAGTCCGCTGTTTCAATGTAGTCAACACCTGTTCCGCTTCTCTGTAAAATTACCCTATAGAGCAATTTCATTTCAGGAGACGGAAGCGTACCGAGAGAAAGGGTGTCGTATGTCCGCGTCCTTGCAGTCGCAAGGAGCGTATCGTTATTCTGTCCGATTATGATCCAAATCGGATTTGTAGGGTCCGGGGAAGAAAAAATCCATGAACATGTGTATTTGTTATTGTCAACATCAGCCAATGCCGTACCGTTATTGTACTGGATTATATCAGCAGCATCAAAATACATGGCCGCCTGCGCCGCCGTGAACGTGTACCCAGAAGCTGTTTTATAAAACACACGCGCCGTCGTCTTCGCTCCACCAGAATCATGCCCCAGATCTTCATCGTGAAAATGACCTTGAGAAAGGCTCCAAGTTTCGGCATTCGTTATCGTGGCAACGTAACCGCTCACATATCTTGCGCCAACTGTTTCGTGTAGATACTCATGAGTTCTCCAGTCCATTGTAACTCCGTGACGCTCTTCACAAAGAAGTCCGTTTGTTCCATTCCAGTAAATAGATGCGAGGGATACGGTTGACTCGAATGACCACACTGTTTGTGAGGCAGTCAAAACACCAGAAGAGTTATAATAAATATACCACAAGCCTACTGTATTTGTAATATCAACAGATTCCGTATTCTTAATTAATTTTGACCCATTTATAAATATTTCAAAATTTATCCCAGTTATCGTAAACCTAAGAAGGGCGTCGCTGAATGCTATTGATGATTTTGTTTTGTCGACAACACCTGTCGGCTCTTTTGTTGCCAAGCCCCATCCGTTGTCTATCGCTGAAATTCTCGCGCTTAATGATTTCTGCTCATCATTGTAAACAACCGGAAGCTTATAAACAAAAGCCTCTCTTGCAAGAGGTTTTATCATGTCGATGATTTGTGTTGTCGAGGCGGTAGCGTCAACGAGTTCCAGGATGTCGTTTATCTTCGTCCGGTGGTCTTCCGCCAATTGCCAAAGCTGGCTAAACGCCTCTTTCTGTTCCGTTGGAATATACCGCTGCCCGGAAAGCTTTGCGAGCATTATCTATCCTCCGGTAAGACCGAGCGGCCCTTGTTGCCCATAACGTCTTTCCAGTAATAATCTATCGTTGCGAGGGATAAATCAACCGGATGAGTGCGGACATCGAATATTTTAGCGGAGCCGTGGCCCACAATCTTAGGTGCGCCGGTTACGGTTACAACCGCGACCGTTGCCGCGGAAAGGAGGGAGGCGTTCGCTGAAGCATCGGAAGCCGTTGTCGAAAAGACGTAAGCCGTGGATGCCGCGGAATCCCCGGTCAAATTCGTTGCCTTTGCCGTAATCGAATAGGATGTTCCAGGGATAAGGCCGGTAAGGGAGTATTCAAGCGTTGTAACACCAGAAGCCACAAGAACGCCGTCCTTATAGATTTTCAGCGAATCCGTTGTTATTTGTGGAGAAATGACGACAATGGCCGATGTCGGGGTGATGTTTTTAACGGTGGTAATGACCGGGATGGACGGGGCCGTAACGGCCGTCAGTGTTCCCGTATGCAAAATATTAAGCCTTTTCCATGTCTGTCCAGCCAGAACATCAGCATCACCATTGGGTGTTGCCGTATTCCTCGCCGCCTCCTCCGCCGTGGTCAAATCCTTGATGTCCGTTCCCGTGTCGGAGTTCGGCCCGCATACCGGTGCGCTTATGGCCGTTGCCCCATCACTGACAAGGTAGGCGCGTAGCCGAATGTAGCGCCGGTTTGCTGTGGTCTTGCCAACCGCTTGCCATGTTGCCAGGGCCGCCGCAACGCTGTATGCCTCCGTGCCATCGTCAAAACTATCGCTAAATGTCATGTTCGTTGTGGGGAAACCAGCGGGAAAAGTAATCGCGGTGCGGTCAAAGTTTTGCCATGTCTTGCCCACTCCAGCATCGGCTATCCATTCGATGTAGGGGGAGGCGGTGGAATAACCAGAGTTCCAACGAAACTCCTTATATGACGTTAATTGCGCAGCACTATTTGCGTATCGCTGTAACGTAGGGTATATTGTAGTGCCCCATGCGGTTGTTTTTAAGTCCACCTCTCCGACAGATGTTTCGGAGGAATAAATCCCACCTATAATAGCAAATTTGACTTTTTTCCATGTAGCGCCGTCCTTAGATAAATCAACATAAATTCTTAATGTGTACCATGTGTTAGGTAATATGGCAACACGGCCAGCATACCCTGCGGCTCCACCATAATCATCCTGCCACGCGGTAAGGGACTCCGCCATATGCGATATGAACCCCGGCCCACCAATACCGGTGATACTAGTTACCAGCGCCGCAAGATTATTAAGATAAAATCCTTGCCTATAATATACTGACGTACTACAATTAAATTTGACCTCAGCGTATCCTCGTCCCCTGGTAAGTCCAGCCGTTAAAAATATCCCATTTCCATTGTAGGTATTGTTACCATTCATGGTCACGACGCCATCAGCAAGATTTACGTTACTGGCGCTGTCAACTTCTGTCCACGCATCAAGATTAGCGAAATCATCCACGATTACGGGGAGAAATAGCAGCCCCAATATGCTCTGCTCTAAATTGGTATATCCTATCGCCGTTGCAGAGGATACGGTAGGCGTGCCCCAAGGGATTTTCACTGGTTAATCTCCAATGTTTCGCGTACAATTGTTGTCGGTATCCGTTGCACAAAGCCACATTTACAGGAGTATTGCTCAATTGGAGGATCGCACATCAACATTGCATAGGATAAATCAGCCCCACATCGCGGACATTTTTTAGTTACGCTTTTCACTTTATTGGCTCCTCGATAGGTTTCACATCAACCACGCGCAGGGCCAGCGCATCGGTACGCAGTTTCGCGGATTCATCCAGTATGGACAACGCCACATCTTTGGTAAACCCAATATCGGTTAGTGTTTTTTCCGTGGCCGTAGGAGCCGCGCCCACCGTGCCTAATAGCGCGGCCTTATCGCCAGAACCGCCGATGACATAGTTGGAGTAGACAAGCTTTTGCGCGGCGATGTCTTGCGCCGGTTGCGGTTCCTTAACCGTGTCAAGGGCTTTCGCGGCTTCAAGGTTGTCGTGCGCATCACAGAGATATTTTAGATAGTCACTCTGTTTACGGGCTTTAATGTAGTCCATTGTCAAATCCTTTCGTCATGGTCAATCATGCGCCCACCCACTGCGATATGAGGTTGGTCATAATGCCTCCGTAATCGAAAGCGTCGTTCCGGATCGGCTTACCGTTATATTGCACCATCCGCTCCCGGCGTAGGACAAAGAAGCGGTTGTCGTGGCCGAATTATAAAGAACGGCGCATTTGTAAGTAGCTCCGTCCAGATAAACTCGTATGGAGAAGCCAGTTCCGATATAGAAATATATGCCGGTAGCATCAACATCTTTAACGCCTATCTGGACGGAGAAATCCCCGGTGTAGGAAAGCGTTTTGTTCGTATCTTCAATGGTTCCTGCGTCAACCTCGATTCCGTTTGTTCCGCCTTCCGGGGATGATACAAGGGTGACGGCTGGAAGCGTTGACGGCGCCTGCCCTAAAACACGGTTAATTACCGCACCGTTCCGGGAAAACAGGTGGAAATCGCAATTCTGGATATCCCCCTGGTGAACCATCTGGGTGTCGGTGTTACTGTCTGGATCCTCGGCCTTGTCCTCGGCCTCGTATTCCTGGAGCCTACCGGTGATGATATGCTCCCCGGTGGTGGCCGAAACCTTCAGTTGGAGGCCGTGAGCCCTAGCAAAGCGGTCGTAAGATATATCCCCGCTAAAATTGATGTCCTTAGCCCTAGCCTTTACCGTGCTTATGTCGCCGTCCTGGAAAAGGGTAAGGTCAACTTCGAGAGTGTCGGGGTACCCTTCAGCCGTGTACCCGGTGGCGTTCGCTTTTGACCTGTCAAACGGCTCAAGGAAGACCCGGCAGTTCTTCGATTGGAGGTAATACCGCTTCCGGTTGCCCTCGTCCAGGGGAAACCATACGGCAGGGGCGATATCCGTGCCACCAGAAGCGTCCGTTGCGGCCTTATCGTGTGCCAAACGGGCTATCCCTGAGTCTGTGGCGCCTTCCCTGGAGGTCAAATCGTAGCAGTAGCCATCCCGGTCAAGGATAATGTGCCTCGGCTGGTTCTGAGCGTCGTTAAGCACCACGCCGGCCACCCCGGAAAATGGCAAAACCCATGAGGCGCCGGTATTTTCCGATACCCCGACGCCTTGTTCGTCCGAAATTATGCCAAACCGGTAAGATTTATCGGTCTTTTCTGAGGAAAGCTTGGTCGTTAAGGCAGTCCGGCCCAACCAAGAAGCCGTCTTTATCCACATAAGGAGTCCGGAAAGCTTATCGTAGGACAGCGTGGATACCCCAACATTGGCCCGGAGCCTCTTCCTGAAGCGGTCTTTTGCCATATCCCCGGAAAGCTTGAATGAAGCCCCGTCAAATTGGATAAGAATAAGCTGGTTGTCTGAGGAAATCATGCCAATGGTGTAATTATCTATTATCCGGATAGCCCCGATGTCCTGGCAGCCGATGTTTGGGGAGATCGGCGCCGTACCCGTAAGTACGAAAACAACCTCGCCCACGGATTCCACCTTTTCCTCGATATAATTGTTCAGAGGTGCCCGGTGAATGGAATTGTAGCAGATCACAACGGCGTTGTCTGACTGATATTTGATTGCGGTGATGTTGTCTTTGTACTGAATTACCTGTTTCGAGGCATTGTGATAACCCCAGAGATACCAAAATTCTTCGGCTACCTGGCAATAGGCTGAAATTCCCTGGTCACGGACAGCGCCAAACATGAATCCGTTTCCGATGATTCCTGTCTCAAAGTTGGGAAGGGATTCCCAAAAGCGGTTCTTTAAGCTGAAATAGGCCACCCGGGTCCGGAGAATATCATCGCTTGTCCGGTCGTAGAAATTTCGCTCTTCAGGCTCAATGCTTATGGCTTCTCCGCCTGCACCAACGGATGATATTGTTCCGGAAGCGGCAACCGTAACAACGGTCTCGCTCGTGTACCCGGTGATAATATCAATTGTTCCGTCCTGCCAAAAAATAGCTTTTCCGATATCCGCCTCTTCGAAAGATGAAGCGAGTGCCGTGAGTGTCGTTCCGGATTTATAAGCAAGTTGTGGATGGAATGCGCTCCCGATTGCAGCGGCAACATTGGTTCTGTTGCCAACCGTAGCTCCGACCACGACAATGGTGGCGCTTGTATAGGAAACGATAGTTCCCTCGTCTCCATTTGAGAAAACAATAACGTCTCCCACGTCTTCAGGAAGAAAAGTGTCCGCAGTCGCCGTAACTACGTAAGACGATACTGAGCACTTGAAAGATTTTATTACCCGTCGGTCGGCAACCCAGACATATAATTCAGAATTATTTCCCTGTCCCGTTATGGGGTCGATTCCGTTTACGCCAATATCCAGGGTTCGATATATGCTGTAATGCGTCCAATGGTCGTATTTCCAGTATCCGGCAGAAACATAGTTCTCCGGATTCTTGAGCTTATATGATGCGGTGGCGAGCGCAAGAGGGCTGTCCCAGTTGGTCAAAACCTCGGCCCCGGTGGCAAACATAGAGCTGATATCTGTTCCGCCATCACCGGCAGCGAAAGCGGTTATTCTTGCTCCCTTTACCCTATGGGTAAAAACAAATCTTCCTGCTGCGCTGTATGCAACTTCCATTTCTGGAAGAAAATCCCGGCAGGATACCTGAAAAGCATCAGCAATTTCGTTCCACGACGTAACGCCGGTCAAGATTGTCCGGATAAGATATGCCGTGCTGGATACCGTAATCTTGAATTGAGCATCGGCAATTACGGCATTTTCCGCTATCGTGTCGAATGCGGCGGGAAGCGCGTTACCTGTCCAGACTGGGTATTTCTCGGCAGCGGTGGCCGGACCAGTAGGGTTTGCGCTCCATATTTCCCCGTAATCCTTATAGTCGGAAGCGTTGACTTCAGTCGATCCGCTCTCCAGCTCCATTACCGATCCCGCTGATGTCCTGTCTCCTATCACAGCAGTCGTCCGCATCTTGCTCATCGTATAGAGGTATCGGTATCCATACTTATTCGTTTCAGACTTAACGCTGTTGTCGGTCAACCGCTGTGACGGGACCGGAGTATTGATAGGGTAAAACATGAGGGGAGACACAAAGCGAATAACGTAAATTCCGCCTACCGCCTTAATTGCTTCCCCGCTGGAATTAAAATAGTTCCATCCGCCACCGTTAAAAATTACCATGTAATCGTTATATTCCGCAGCGTCTGATATCTGCTTTTGAAGATTGCTCCTGTCCGGGTCCGTCTCACTTCCGCTTCTAATGTTTGCCGATAAGCCATAAACCCTATTCCACCCCGCAGCTAATCCATAAGTTGCATTTGCGGTGAAATTATAATTGGCAGCATAGAGCTTATTGCCAATGTGGAGAACGAGAAGGTTCTTCCCGACGTGATGCCAGAAGCCAAACACTGGCTCCGTAATGAATGCCGCAGTAGATGCCGGTCTCGTCGTGGAAGCATCAACCGTCAGCGTCCCGCCAGCAACAACAAGAATGAGGTCGTAAGTACCATCATCATAATGAATCTGACATCCGGCATACGCATAGGTTATCGCTCCTGTTACGGTTACGGTTGCCCCGGTCTTCGAGGTTGTGAGTCCGGAGTAAAATTTGGGGAGTTGATAGGCGGCCCACTTCTTAGACCCGCCACGCGGTTCCAGACGGTCATTGAAGGCGATATAGTTCTCCAGCCATTTCATTCCATTGGCCGGAATCTTTGAGGGGGGAATATCATCGAAAGCGCCATCACCAAAAGCCCGTTGGTCCCGGGCAATCATGCGCTCGTTAAACTGTTGCGACTGTGGGCTAAAATTTTTCATAGTTTAGGATCAGCATATAATCGGTTGAACCTGGAGATTGTTTCTCCCTATCGCTCCGCTTATTGCAGCCCTAAACTCGGGCTTCCATTTGTTCTCGAATTTCTGTTGGAATCCGTTATCGACAACACCGTTTGAAAGCGCCTGAATCCTGCCAATGCAGTAATCCATAAGCGCCTCATGCCATTTGCTGTTGATATTCAAGGGGATCGACTCGCTGGTAAGGCGCGGGTGTTCCCATGTGAAGAGGATATAGAATTTATCAGTCGTCGTTCCTGGGTTATCCTTGAAGATAACCTTTGCCGGGTCTGTCTCGTTCGCAGGGATGAAGTCGGCCGGAATGTCGGCAACCTCGATTTTGGTCAAATCCCTGGTCGAATAGTCAGAGACGGGGGAATAGACGTATGGCACACCAGTCCAAATGTGGTCGAAGTCGGACTCGGTTACATCGACAAAGACCTTCAGGACTCGATTGCAGCGCATCGCGTAATTGGTCCCGTTAAGGCTTTTCTGGAGTGTCGTGGAAAGGTTTGCCGTAATGACGTCGTATTGATAAACCGTGTCAGTCGTTTTCAGGAAAGGAGGAAAGCCCTCATTGTCGCTTGGGATGAATTGTGTACCCGGTCCGTCGTGCTCAAACAGTTGGTCGATTGCATCCTGAACAAGGGTGCGGATGCGAACCCTGGACCATCCAGAAGCATGCGGTTCAATGCGATCAATGAGGGTTATTAAGCTCATCCTTACTCCACCACAACCACGCCAGACTGCCGCACCAGGATTTTATCAATCATCTGGTTCCTGGTCAAATCCTCTTCGGTGCCAAGAAGCACCTTGAGTTCTGCCGCGGTCATCTTTGTGAGTTGTGTCTTGTTGAACGTTTGCTTCTCCTGGCCCGGCTCCAGTTCGGCCGCGACTTCAGGGGCTTCTTCCATGGCCTTTTCACGGTTTCCGAGAAGCAGTTCGGAAAACCTCTGACGCTCTTCCGGTCCCCAATTGGCAATTGCGCCGGCCAAATCTTCCGGTGCAAGTGCGGCCTTCTGGGGTTCCGCGGTCTGCTTCAGGCGTTCGATTTCCTTCTCAATTTGCGGCCTGATTTCGTTTTTGAATTCAAGGCAGGACGTCCACCCGAATTGAAGCCGTTTGTATTTGTCGATAAGGTCTCTGATTTCCGGCTTGTATTCTTCCATGGATCCGGGCTTAATCGTATAGGCCCGTTTATTCATGGGGATATTGCGGAGCTGGCCGGTCTTGTCGGCCTTCAGTTCGTATGTCTGTTTTGAGTCAACGAATTCCTCGGCAGCCTCTTTCGTGTTGAAATGGTCGAGTGCGCGGCCGTCCTGGAAAACGTCGAATTGTTCAATTCTTTTGCGTAAAACGGTACGCATCGCCTGAATTTCAAGCTGAATGATGTACCCGGGGATTAGGCCGCGTGGAGTGTGGCGCTGTACGGCCATGGCAAGGAGCCACGGTTCGAGCATGAGGTGAAGCCTATTGTGCCACCATGGATCGTCGGCCATCCATGCGATGCAGACGCCTTTGGCGTCCGCTTCAAAGAAAAGCTGTGTTTCCGCTCCGGTTCTCCATTCGACTCTCGGGCGGAACATGCGGCCGGACTCGTCATCCGCGCCGATAATTTTAGCCCCATAGGGACCCATTGAAACACGGTTAAAAAACCGTTTGCCGTGGTGTCGCAGTTCAAAAACCGAGACCCCGGCGTTAATCATGTTTTGGCCCATCTCGGGCATGTAAGGCACTACTGCGCCTGAAATCAGTGGTTCCATCAGACTCTCCCTTTCCCGCCCTTTACCGGGCGTATTATAAATCCGGGAGCCGGACCTTCCGGCCCCCGGGGTTTCTCGCCTGTCTTATGCAGCCACGATTGCGTCAATCGGGCAGATGCTATGAGGCAGAATGCAGCTTCCACGATAGATGTGGCTGGAAGCCGTCGCTGTGTCGTTGTTGAAAATCGGGAGCTGGATACCTTCGCCAAAGTACGTTCCGATTTCCTTAATCTTGCCGAATTCTGTGGTCTCGGCCAGATTATCCTTGCGGGAGTCGCGGGTATAACGGGCAACGGCATTCGCACCGAGCACCGCGTTCATTTCGAACACATAGTTGGTGGCGCCAGAGGTTACGGCCCATGCGCTGTTGTTCCGGTCGTCGTTGTTGGACGGCATGATATAGCCGTACTTCATCGAATACGCACCGGAATCGCCGGAAATCGTGCAAGTGGGGGTTCTCCAGTCCTTAACGACCAGGAAATGGTCCATGATCCGGCCAATTTCACCGGGAATCAGGTTCCGCTCTGAGCTCTTATATGCCGCAACGGACGTAAACAGGGAGCCGAAGCTTCCGGATACGGACGGATTGAGCATGTAAGCCGCGGTCTTCGGACCGACCTTCAGAATCCAGGTAATCATGCCGTCGAGTTCAATGGGTTCGACGAGGTGCATATCCTGAATGTAGGAGATCAGGGCGGAGACATGATCAACGCTGAATACGGCGCGGGGCGTGGAGCCAGTGGTCGCACCGGCCATCATCGCTGTTGCCACGTTCTGGACATACGTTCCGGCTCCGCCATAAGTGCGGGAGCTGTAATAGCTGTCGGTATCCGCGGCACCGTCGGTCACAGTCAGTGCATCAACGTCGTATGCCGGGTTATCCGAATAGGCGATATTCGGGACCAGGACGTTCGGGTTGATCTGGAAGCTGGCGGTGATGGGCGTATAGGTCAGCTCCTCGGAAATCTGGAGCTGGAGCGCCTGCTGGAAGCGGAAGTCGTTGTACTCGGCCCAGAAGGAGCCAAGCAGTTTCGGGTTGGTCCCGTTCACGTCGAGGTATGACGTGTCGTTGAAGTTCCAACCGTACATGTACATCTTCGCGGCCTTCTTGAGCTCGTTGTACTTGAATTCGGCCCACTTCAGACCGCCTTCATCGCCGTTACCGAGCATGTCTTCGCCGGTACCGAGTTGGGGGCGTTTCCTGAAGCCGGTCCGCATCGCGCAACGGACGGACTGACCGGCGCCGGCCTGGCCGACGTTCATGATATCCAGGAGGATACCTTTCCGGTTGATGACGATTTCGCCGTCCGTATTAAGCTGGAAGTCGGCGGCGAGTTCGGGAGACGTGAAAACTGATGGGCGGACGGAATCATGTTTCAGATTCTCCGACCAAATTGTTCGCCTCAAACCGGCAGCGCCGAGCGTTGCCAGTGAGGACGGGGTTCCGGGGACACTCATGTTATTTTCCTTTTTTAACGTTTAAGGGTTGCTTCAATTTCGTTATTGGGCATTTGCATTGCGCCCATAACGTTTCTGAGCCAATCCCCATCCTCGGCCTTGCCCTTGGACTTCCACGCTGAGAGCTTATTGGCAAAGTCCCGTTCATTGACTTGGGTTAGGTCAATGGGGTTCGCCCCCTCCGACGCAGGTAGCTCCCTCGCATGTTTCTTGCGGTTCTCAATGGCTTGGAGTTCTCTTTCTTTCTTCTCCCGCGCCATCTGGAGTTTCGGATCCTGCTTCTGTTTGGGTTGCTCATCAAGGTATCTGTCCAGAGCTTCTGACCATGAATAGGGTCGTAAACCGGTTGCATCCTTTTTGTAGTTCTCGCCTCTGACCGATTGAAGCTTGTGATAAAGGAGAAAATCATCAAAATCACCGGGAAGCTTAACGTTGTTCGCTTCGGCCTGTTTACGCAGCTCAACGCCGCTCTTATCATCGTGGTACTGGGCGTAGGCCTGGGATACGGCAGGGTCAAACTGGCCGGTTACCGGGTCCAATACCTGACCCTTGTGCCCGATGATTTTTGCCAGTCCGGTCATGAATTTCACATAGTCGCTTTGAACGGCCGTGATTTCACGCTTTCCGGCAAACAGTTCCGGGTTGTTTTTACGGAGACGGTCAAAAGCATCTTGCTCTTCTTCGGCAGACTGCTTTTGTGTACGGTTTTGACGCTCTAACGCATCCCGCTCCTTCGCCTCCAGATTTCCCTTTTCCATCGCTGAGATTTTCTTTGCCATGCTTTTAAGGGACCCGACAAGTCTTTTCTGCTTTTCAGCATCAAAGATGTCGTCTCCCTCCAAATCATCAATGTTGATTTCTTCGGGCAAGGCAACGCTCTCGGTCTTCTTCTTCGCTTCCAGGGCCGCGGCAAGAGAGAGGCGTTCATCCTCGCTCTTCTGAAGCCTTTGCTGAAAGGTGAGGCGTTCATCCTCCAATTCCCGGGCGATTCCGGCACGTTCTTCAAGCTCTGCAATCGCCTCCATGGGGTCTTTACCCCCAAAGCGGTTCTTGCTTATCTTTAAAACCACCTCTTCGTCCTGGGCGTCGGGTGTAGCTTTCTCGCCATTGGGTGGCTCTTCCCCTTTGGTTTCGTCGGCATCACCGGCCTTTTTAAGATACTTCTCCAAAAACTTCTCCTCGCCAAGGGTGCCGAATTCTTTCAGCATATCCTTGTCTTTTTGTACCGCCACCGCAATCTCTTCGATGGTCGCATACTGGGGCTTGTCGCTATCTGCGACTGATGGCTTATCCGCCATTATTGTCCTCCGGTTATGGGGGGTGTATTCGCAGGCTCCCCGGACTGGGGCGCCATTGAGTCAACTGGGGGTGCTCCGGCCGCGCTTATCGTCCCATCCGGATTAACCGTTGGGGCTGGTGGCGGGGGAAGCTGAAGTTTGATACCAGCCTGCTCCGCGGCCTGAACCTTGCCCTCGGGCGGCAAGTCCTTGAAGGAGATGGACACGGAAGGCGGCTTTCCCTGGGACTGCTGCTGTGGTTGTGGGTTCATCGCCGCGTTCAATTGGTCTTCGGCCTGCTTCAATTGGAGCTTTTGCATCAAAATAGCCGTATCCAGCTTCAGAAGTTCAAGGTCTGTTTCACGCTTGTTCACGTTCTGAAGAACAATCTTGTCCTTTTCCGGATACGGGATATTGTCGCTTATCATGCCAAGGAGTACGCCAACGGATGCCGCTTTTGACGGTACCTTTGACATCTGTCCGGCAAGCTCGGAGTATGTTAAAATGTTGTTTGCTTGTTCCGTGGGGCTGTCCGGGCGCTCGGTAACGACCACTTGCATCCGGATTTCTTTCAGCTTGGACATATCGTTCTTTATGCCGTAATTGCCGTCTTCGAGTTCGACAACCTCATTCGCCTTGATGCGTTCCTTGCCCTGCTGAAATACGAATTCCCGCTCCGTGCCCTCGTTGTTATAAACCTGTGATGCGGCCATGAGGTAGGATTCATACCAGTCATTCCAGAAATTCTTATACCCGAAGTGGATTGTCCACGCCTGGAGGTCGGCCTGGGCCTTCTTCTGCTGAAAAAGGAATCCAGAATCGCCTTTGTCGCTGATTCCGTACTGCACCGGGGGAACCTTGGAGATGTGCGGAAGTACCTTGTCGATGATGTATTCCAGGTTCTTATAGGCCTCGGTCGGGAATCCGGAGTTCGTCAAGACAGGACGGGCAGGCATTACGCCCTTCTCCATGTAACCGCCCTTAACACGAAAATTCTCGGCCGGATTGTTCCGGTTGGCGCAATAACGCTCAAATTCAGCGTAATTCTCGAACATGTTAGGATCAACGTACTGGGCACCACCACCACCCTCAACCTGAATCTTGTTGGTGAGCATTCCAGACCAGTAATTGATATAGGTCTGGGCGTCCTTGATGGATTCCAGAAGGCCCCGGGGCTCGCCGTTAAGCCTGCTGCATGACCAGAATTTGAATGGGGTGCACCCTATCTGAAGCTCTGTCGGCCGGCTCTCCAGCACGTTTTCCATGATAAGGCCCGGGCAAATCGTTTTAACGATGCACTCGGTATCAAGATCTTCGTCCTCGAAAACGTCATAGGGCTGCCAGTCGGGATATTTGGCGTTCAGGAATTGAACAACATCGCTGTCGCTCTTAATTTCTTTCGGAATCGCCACCTGTGTCCCGCCTGGCCGGAGAAGGTAAACGCGCTTAATCTTCTTGGAAATGACATCGTATTGCTCGATAACCTTGTAAAGAGAGCCCCACTTGTCTTCCATGTCACCACGGAGACCGTTCACCCCATGGTTGGTACCGTAGGATAAGCCGTCCTTCCGGTCCCTGTCCGCGGCAGCCGCTATCAGGTCATGCTTTGATTCGTACATGTCCATGATTTGCTCCGCAGTGAACCATCCTTCATGCCAAACATGCTTGCAGTCGCTTGAGCATGAGCTCCTCCAGTTGGGATCCGGGAACGTGGAGTTCGGGAGCATGCTCTCCATACCGATATTTCCACGCTTATCCCACTTGGTGGAAACAACCATCTTAACGCAATACTCATGAATCAGGCCGCCAAGGGTCAGGTCCGCAACGGAATTGTCCCAATTCATCAGCTCCTTATCGGAGTATGACATCTTCTGTGGAATTTCGGTAATCGAGGACATTTCCGCATTAATCGGAATGAATGACGGGTCAAGCTTCATTTGCATCAGAGAGGCCGCCATATTATCCAGAAGGGGCAAAACAAAGTTGTGCTGGATAAGCTGGCGGTTCTGCTTTAAAAGCCTCTGAGCGGCTTCCACGGTGTATTGCCCGAAGCCGAGCTCCGGATTCTTGCCGTAATAAAAGCGATAATTGTTAATGCAGTTGTTGGTATTTCTGCGGTGGTAAGTCGAGACCCGATTATAATTCGAGTAAATTTTCCGGACTTCTTCCGATAGCGTCGTTTCATCCTTTTTGGATTTCACGATATTAGCCATCTGTTCTCTCCCGTAAAATTATAGCCTCGTCGTAGATTTTGATTCGTTCGGCTTGTGGAATGAGCGTCACGGTCACAGCTCCGTCGCTGTCCACGTCCCACGCCTCCATGCGCTTGCAGCGGCGGCAGTACTGGGGCGTCGTGTTGGGGCGAGAGAGTTCAACGTACCCGAGCACCTGGCCGCAAATGCGATTCTTTGCCGTCTCTTGGCGGCAAATAACCTGGTGAAACCTCTTGCCTGCGAGTACCGGGGATTGTTTCATGCGCTCTCTTTTTGTCTACGTTTCACAGAAACATTTCATTGATTCTATCGAATACGGCTCTTGGACACTGTCGTCCTTATGCGTATAATCTAAATTACAAAATTGGAAAAGTCAAGACAATAATGTCATAGCGTTGGACAGATCTGTCCAGGTCGTGGACAAAACTGTCCTAGGCGTGTATAAAGCGTATCTAAATACTATCTGAATACTATCGTAATTGTATTGAAATAGCTTCAATACGATTCCGATAGTATTTCCTATTGCCCATATGTGGTATTCCGGCTTTTCCGACATACCACAAATCGCCCAATTGTCCCCTATTGTCCCGTCTGTCATAGTACGGGACACGCACGGGACATTATTTTAAGGGGAATAAAAGTGCCCGAAAAAGGGAATTGTACCTAATAAACAAAAAACCCCTCATGCTTTCGCACAAGGGGCTAGCCCGGTCTGGGCTCAATGGCTTACTGCCTGGGCTATTTTTTTATCTTTTTTATCCTAACCGAGTATCCGGCTCTCTTAAAATAATCAAATATTTCATTATCGACAACCATTTGGGACGACTCTCTGAATCCTGCCGATATCAATTTTTCTATCAGCTTAAATAGATCGTTCTTATTGGCTGAAAGATATCTATTATCGTCAATTTTTTCCACGATTGCTCCTTTGGGATATTTTAATCCAGCATCTTTGCAGGCTTTGTAAAACGCTTCATAGCAAAACGGAAGGGACGCGGGGGTCAAGGAGACCATAATATTCCAAGCCCTTTCCACCTTATCCTCTATTTTCTTCTGCTTTGACGGGATAGGGCAAACCTCAAACCCAATAATGGAATAGTCGATAAAATGACAAAAAGGGCACTGTTTTTCTCTTCCACCAAGAGATCCTGGGAAACTGTCCCAAAAATAGTTTTCACACTCAATCTTCCCTGCCGGACAATACTTTTCGCCCACGACTCCCCCTTATATTAAATTCACAACCGCGACCGTAACGATAATTCCCATGGAAAACCAGAAGGAGCCGAAAAGAATCAGCGCAATGGTTCTCTTGAGTCTTTCTTCGAATTCAAACATGTTTCCCCCTATGTGCTTTTCCAATCCAATTCAAAAAGAATCTTATATGCAGGGCACCCATGCTCTAGGCAAATGGCCTTACCCATGATTAAGTGCTGCGGCCTTCCGCATTCAGGACAAGATGTTTTCAGCATAAAATAAGTCGCCCGGAAGTGACCAGACGGTCTCTTAACCAACTGGTATTCCGGGCATTCAGGTTGATTCACCATACCAGAAACATATATTATTTCTTTCATTTTTGCAATACTTTTCTTTTTATTGCACTTTGTTGCGCTTTTTCTTGTTTGCTTCTTCGGAATTGTTCAGCGGCTTCTCTCCGAAGATCCTGACGTGGGTTTTCGCGTATTCCACGTTCTGCTTACCGCTTTTGATTTTCGATTCCATCGGCCTGCTTAATGCAAGATTCATCTTCTTTCCCATAAATACTCCTTTTAAAAAATCCCCCCGGCATCACCTGTCCGCGTGGCTTTAGCCAGGGGAATTAGCTCTTTTCATCACTTGCGGACAAAATTACACACAACGTCCTTGCCAAGGTGAAGTGCCGGAATCTGCTAATCAAATCGTTCCGGCATTTGGGTTGAAGCGCGGGAACGCGCTGAACCACCTTGGCAAATGTTGTGTGTTGTTTTAAGACGCGCTCTTTATTTCCTTATTTTAAGTCTTGGGACTTCATATCCGAAATCAATCAAGGCGTCTGAATAAAGATAGCTTGCGCCATCCCCGGCCCATTCAACAGCAACACCTTCAGCGGTAAAGAAGCGAATGCCAGGATTATTATCTCCGTAAGTCCCATCAATGTCGGGGGCAGAGGTTACCACACGGTTTTCGCCATAGCCGATAATCTGATCTTCCGGCATAATATAAGACCGTGTAGAGGCGGGCTTGCCGTCTGCAACATAATATCCGAGAACTTTGCCGAATGAAATAAGATAAACATAAGACGGAACGCTCGGCTTATCCCATCGCTCTGCCCATTTCGTGATTGTCCGCTTTTCCTGAAAATAGGATACGGTTGGAACTGGGATTGTTGATTCGGCGGCCTTTATCATTTCCTCCTGTTTCTTAACCGCCATGTTGCGCCCGGTTTTGCCGTCGCAATCATCGACCCCCATGCACAAAAAAACAGCCACGAGAGAAACGAGCAGGACAGAAATTTTCTTTTTCACTTTCCACCTCCAATTAAATTGATTTGATAGGGCAGGTTATCTGCTTTCCAAAGATTCCGCGTTATTTGTTTTGACCGGGAATTGTATTCAGCGATAGAGTTATTGAGCACCATCCGCATCCCGTTTCGCTCGTAAGCATCGACCGGAACAGATTCATAGTTTGCTTGCTGTGCCTGGATGGTGTTGTATTGGTCGTAAAACCACTGATAATTATTAATGATTGCGGTCGAATTAACAACCTTGTTCACAACACCGGACGCCACGGAGAACGGGAATAAGCCAAACACAAGCGCCGATAAAATGTAAATCGCTGCCAGGATAGACGCGACTTTCAGGAACTTGAAAGCGCCCTTCCCTAAATAGCCCTCAAATTCGTTTCTGAACTCTGACATTCATCCTCCTCCTTGTTTTGCGCCCTTGGGCGCTGATTTAATTGTCTTGCGCGTCTTAAAATTACACACAACGGCCTTGCCAAGGTGAAGTGCCGGAATCTTCTAATAAAATCGTTCCGGCATTTGGGTGAACGGGCTTGCCCGGAACCACCTTGGCGAATGTTGTATGAAGTGCCATTTGCGCTGCCTTTTATTTCTTAAGTTCTTTAATTATGTCTTTTACTCCGCCGGATACATTGCTAGGGGTCAAGTCTCGAATCCAGGCGTTTGCCGTTTCCAAAATCACATTTGGCATATTCTTAAGAGCTTCATTTTCAGAAGCTGCATTAATAATTTTTGGAACAACGATTATCGCACACATTTCTTTTGTGGATGGAACCATCGCGGATAGCATAAAAAGAAAAACCGAAACGGGTGCGGTTATAAGGATACCTTTTAGGCCTACTTGCATTCTGGACTCTCTTCTTTTTTTCACTTCATCTCCTATGATCCTGCCCCTATCATCCGTTGTGTCGTGCCCCTGCATCCATACGATACCCAATAAAACAAATGCAATAATTCCAAGCACCCCAAGACTAAACAAAACATCAGATATAGCATCAAGCTTGATAAGCCAATAGATTGAAAAGGAACTCATTTTCTCCTGCCTTTCAGCGGCTTTACGCCGCGTTTAATTTGATTTGCGCAAATGGCATTTTATACAACGCTTAGTAGCGCGAAGTGGCCTCTTACATTTCACAGCGGGCTTTGCCATTTCGCGCTACGTCAGTTGTACGCTGAACCGGCGATGATTTCGATTGCGCCGATTCTTTCTCTTCTTTTATTGCATCCAGTATAGCAAACCACAGCATAGCACAAACCCATCCCGAAACCCAAGATAACGATGAAAAACTTTCTCCTATTAATTTTCGACATGTCATGTTTGCTACTATAATGGTGCATAAGCCCATTACCAAAACCATTATTCTTAGCTTCATATCTTTCCTTTCTTATCGGCGCTCTTGGCTATTTCGCCGGTTTTGCGTACAACGTTCTAGTAGCGCGATGGCCGAAATCACTATACATTATTTTTCGGCTTTCGCGCTACGGGAGTTATGTGCTGAATTTGCCGATGATTTCGCGCCTGATTTTAGCTCCCATCTTCTTTTACGTAAATAATCTATATCCCTACAATGATTCCTATCTCCACCATACGGACCAAAGATAACCGGATCGTGGCCCTCGTAAAAATGCACTTCAAGTTCATCAAGGCTATTGTAACTTGGGCCGAACGATAAAATATGTGGTCCATGTTTAACCCAATCAAATTGTCTAAATCTTCTCATGTTCTCTTTCTTGGCGCGATGCCTTTAAAGGTCTTTCGGCAAATTTTGCACAACGTTCCGCGCCACTAAGAAGCCTTGCGCGGTTGCCATTTAGAATAGTTGATACACTCACCGATTGGACATACGGCCCTTCCGCAATTCCGGCAACCGCGCAAGGTTTGGGACGAGGCTTTGCGAGCCTTAGTGGCGCTGTTGTGCGAAGTCCGGTTGCTCTTTTTTCGGGCGCTCTTCTTTGGGGTGGCGACGATGTTGACCCTGAAACATCTTTTGGGGACGTCACCAAGGCACGGCATCCCACTTAATTTGCAAGCTAATGCCCCTCGATGAAAATGCTCACACTTCCTCATCTTTCCTCCTTTTTGTCTTGCGCCCGTCTTGGCTATTGCAACCGGATTTCGCACAACGTATAGTAGCGCGATGGCCGAAATCACTATACATTATTTTTCGGCTTTCGCGCTACGGGAGTTGTGTGTTTTTTAGCGCGATGCCTTTTTCTTCCGCCGCCGTGCCTTTGCTTTTTTCAAAATCTTGACACTCCTTACAAACCATATCGTCTTCATATTCAGAAACAATTGATTCTGGAATGTCATCATATTCTCCAAGCCCACACCAATCACAAACAGAACTATCTTGGCAATGCCAACCAAGTTCGCGATATTCTTTGGAGTGTAATTGAAAATCAAAAACACTTGGCTCCTTGGTTGCAAATTTATCCGCCTCTTTATTTCTCCGTACCTTTAAATCGACAAACGCAAAATCCATAAGATGGTCATCATAATAAAACGCAAGAGCCTTCGCTCTGCTTGCGCAGTAATGGAAAACAATAACGCCCATACCTTCGTCGGGGTCTTCCACGGTATACGCTTTGATTTTATTGTCTTCGGCGGCGGTCTTCATGCTATTTTGCCTTTCGCGCTAAATTACACACAACGTCCTTGCCAAGGTGAAGTGCCGGACTCTGCTAATACAATCGTTCCGGCATTTGGGTTGAAGCGCGGGAACGCGCTGAACCACCTTGGCAAATGTTGTATGAAGTGCCATTTGCGCTGCCTTTAATCTTTATGTGAACCAATCATCATTATTATTTGTGCGAATACCTGCCCGAAAAACCCCACACCGATTATAACGCCCCATGATTTCGGAGAAACACCCCATCCATAAATCATATTCACAATACTCAAACAAATTGCAATAGCCAGGCCAAAAGTCACAATAATAAGTTTTCTCAACGCTTCCATCTTTTCCTTTCAGCGGCTTTACGCCGCGTTTAATTTGATTTGCGCAAATGGCATTTTATACAACGTTTAGTAAGGTGAAGTAAAAGATTCCATAAATCAAATCTTTCTTTTATTTTACCTTACGGGAGTTGTGTGTTGTTTCGCGACAGCCTTTCCAGCACCACCGCCATAATTTCAAATGAGTCGGGGCGATCCCAAAAAGTCCCAACAATAGCATAATCTGAAATATCAAGACCCATAATACATTCGCGGTTTCTTGCATACATACAATGCTTATTGCTGGGATGAAGTTGGTTGCCCCGGCAATACTCATCGTACTGCCTTTTGTTTCCAGCAAGAATAATCTTCATTTTATACTCCTGTCGCGAAATTACACACAACGGGTTGCGCCACCGGGAGCGCAATCCATAATATTTTATTGCGCTTCCGGATCGCACGATGTGGCGGGCCTCTTCAAATCCAATTCTTGCCCGCCATTTCGTGCTGGCGCTTGTTGCATGAAGTCTGTGGTGCTGCCTTGCGCCATGGACGGCGCTCCGAATTGCGTTTCAAGCAGTTTCTTTTTATACCACTCAGGAAGTCCGCCCGTACATCCCCGCGTTATGTGGTCGATTGCCCATTTATAGAGCACTGCCTTGATTTCATCCTGACATTCCTTTTGAATGTCTTGCTTAACTTCAAGAATCAATTTTCCAATATCACGCGGAGAGTTTTCAAGTTCACCCCGTTCGTTGATATGGAGAACCGCCTTGTTCCATCGGGCTTCCGTTTTCATCATGGTTATCAGCCGAATAAGAATATCGCCTTGGGCCGGATTGCTTTCGCCCCACGTTTTCTTGTGAACCTCTTTGAACTGCTCTGAAACATATTTTCCCATGAGCGCCTTTTTATCGCGGCCAAACCTGGAATAGTTCTTGATGACAACGCCCTCTATTTTCTGACCACCAAGAACGGATTGACGCTCCAAAAAGTCGAGCACCATTTTTGAATCTTCAATCTTTCCCTGGAACATGATAGGGACAATTTCAAGGCCGACGCGGGCGGCTTCCGCTTCTTTCTCTTCCCGGCTTAAATACTGTTCGTGTTCGGAGTTGATGTCAAAAAGGATGACGTTGTATTTTGGCGTCCGGTCGTAAACCAGGGCGTTGTGGTGTGGCTTGTCCAGACATTCTCCGCGATACGTCAGACCGTCTTTGAGGTCCAGCGCCTTGACCGCTTCGACAGCCCGCTTGAACAGTTTTTCGGGAGCTTCCGTATCCATTTCTTTTCCCTTTGAACGAACCTTCAATTCACCATTGAAGCGCCCGAAAGAAAACTGTGAGCCATCAATTTTTTCTTCGACAAGAACGGGGTCAAGAAGTAACTCGGAAATCGCGGCGTGACCCATTGCATAGACACTTGGATAAGAATGCCAGCTACTCATAACATTTTCCTTTCTTTGTATTGCCGCACACGACGTGCGGCCTGCCTTGCACCACAGATTTTATGCAACTTGCAAAGGATGAAAACCTTTCGTCCTTTGCCCCTATACATGAAATTCAGTCTTTATATCTTTTACAAATCTTCTGATCCATGGAAATTCTGACGCAGCAACGGAAATCTCATCTTCGTATTTAACCATCTTAATTGCCGCCGACTGTTCAAGCGCAGTTAATTGTAGCGACATGCCATTATACTTCCTATGTGCACCCAAATGTATTCCGTGGTTCGTCCATGTGTGAGCGGTAGCCGGGGCAGGGGGAAGTCCTGAATTTGTAACTATCCTATGGAGCACTCTCTCATCGTCCGCCGGCTGAATATTTAAAACCACATCCGGATTTACGAGCATTCCGGTCTCTTTCCGTCTTGCCGAATCAGTTATACCCCACCATTCCCTTGTTACGAAATGTATTCCAGGCATCCGTCCTGGAGCCATAAGCCAGTTATCATAGCACTCGGTTCCATTCAGCTCCATGCTCATCATGTGTTGAGAAACGATTCCGGGCTCCTCCCGAACAATCATCATGTCGGCATCGGTAATCAAAACATAGTCGTATCCAGTTATCCATTCAGGGCAAATTAGAAAGCGCAATGATGCGCAAAGAAGCGGGTGCCCTATTGGCAAAACAGAACCGACCGAGATTATGTCGGGCGTTTCCGGAATTGTCATTTCTCCTGGGACCAGAACCTTTACGTCGGCCTCGGGATACGCTTCCTTTGCCATGGCGACAAAGAGCGGAGCCCAGTTTTGATATGGGCCACCGGCAACAGTGAAGATGCAAAGCTTTCCGGGCCACGCTCGGCCACGAAATGCTTTCTGTTTTTCTGCTGGTGTTTGCTGCATGGAGATAAAATAATTTAATTGCTAACAAATGTCAACAATTATTTCATTTCTGTTATGTGCTTGATTAATTGCGCCCATTTGTACCTAAATGACGGCTGCCTATATAGGGGATTGGCGGCATTAAAGTCTTCCGGCAAGCGGAATTGTTTTAATAATTCTGGCGTAATCTTTTTATAATCAATTGGGCATTCATCTTTGAAATCCATCCAACCCCTGACTAATTGATTAGATAGGCATACGCTTGGAAGTTCCGCAGGGAGAACCGTTTTTACATGGGGCCATATTGCCCTGTATAATGGGTTTGGATTTACGTTCTCGGCATTGGGAAGCCTATTCCATACCTCGGTTATCCAGTCGGACCATTCTATTCCGGCCATTTTTTCAACGTGGTTGGATAGGTCAAACTTTCCTATTACATCATATAGGCTTTTCCGTACCGCGCTGAAGTGGTGGAGGTGGGTTTGAATTAACTCCGGCTTTTCTTTTTCCCATCTGACGTGTGAATAGGGTACGCCTCTCTTAACAAGAACGGTCGGCTTATTTCCGTCTTCAGGCACCACCCGGTAGAGCGGAGATTTAATGTAGCTGTGCATAAAACAATTATATGTGTTCGCGCCTTTTGCTGAATTCAGAGCCTTCGCTAAACCTTCAGGAGCCCAGACCTCGTCGGCATCAACGATAAGAGCATAGTCCCATTCGTAATCCATGGCTTTTTCGATTAACTCTTCATATACTTTTTTGTGATCTGATTTGGTGGTGTCGTATGTCTTTACCTTGTCGCTGGAAGGGATAAGGCTTTTGCTGCCAGGCGTCCCGTTTCCGGTCCAGTCCACTTGTGGGCATGATATTAAAACGTTATCGACAAGCGGAAGCACCGATTCGACCGATGTGCCAATCCATTCGGAAGCGTTGTAGTACTTATAGATTGCAATAAATTTCATTTCGTTCCCTCAAAATACTTCTCCGCTCCAGGGCGGATTTGACCGCGGCCTATTGTTTCCTCGTATGGGACTGGGGGTCTGCCTCGGTAAGCGTAAATGCGAACGTCCGGGTTTCGGGCTTTTAGCCTGTTAGATCCGTTTGTTTCGGCCGACCATGGCTGTTCGCTTGGTAGAATGGAATCGTAAAGGGTTTGCTTTTCCCAAATACTTTCCTGCTGTGATGTCAGATAGTCGGATTTGTTGTTGTATCTCCACATTTCAACGCCGTCCATATTCTCTTGTGTTGGGGGAAACATGGGATTCTCAAAGCCCATCCAGGATCCGCAGCATTTGAGAATCCTAATGTCTTTTGAATGCGCTAAATTATGAAGGGTATTTAAAAGAGAATAATCTATTTGGTCTATAAAGAAATAATCGGAGTGCATAAAAAGAATATGGTCTTCCGGTATCTTCAGAAGCGCCTTTTGAATAAACCCGCCCCACGGACGAAAGCCTATTTTCAGATTTATTGTCCTTGGGTGATCCACTGGAACCTCTTCCGATGCAAAGTAAACGGGTATCCCGCAATCAGCATCCCACCATTTTGCAAAATGGCGAAGAAAGTGCGGCCAGGCCCACGCATTAGAATCTCCCGCATGCACAAGTAGGGCAATACTCATATTGGCCTCTCCTCGTTATGCTTCTTTCCATCAATCAAATCGTGGTGCCGCTCATAAATGGTGGTCATGTTTTTCTTAATTACATCCCCGGTCACAATCGACTTACCGCTTCTGGAGGTTCCCCAGTCTTCATCAGAACGGTAATCGACCCACGTAGATCCGCACAGCCACCCTTTTCGGTATCCACGCAAGCATAGGTCGTGATCGTCCCCATTCTGAGGGAGTAGTGCCTCGTCAAAATATTCCAACTCTCTTGTCCGCTTCATTTCTAGCATCAGGGGCCCACGATTCACCGCGTCCCTGATAAAGACCTTATCTCTCGGAGCCTTATTGTCATACCCCATAAGGTCGGAGTATCCTAATGGATAGAACCCGGACCACGCCCTTTCTATGTTATGGGCCGCCCGGCCCGAGACTGCGAAGATATCGTTGTATTTCTTGAATACCGATAAAAGTCTAACGTCATAATCTTGTTCCTGGATGACGCAATCGTCTTGACATAATATTACATATTCTCCATTCGCCCTTTTCATCCCCTCGTTATTGGCCCGGAGCTCATAAACATCCGGGGTCTCGACGTATATAATGGGGATCCTTCTTGTGTTATAATTCGCAACCGCGGTATCAACTTTCTCAAATGAGGTATCCGTGCATCCATCTAGAACCACAATAACCTCTTTAACGGCAGGAGACGACTTTAAGAGAATAGCCTTCATTACCTCGTAAGCCAACATCTCTTTATTGTGAATTGTTAATACGACTGAAATGTCATTCGCTGGCATGGTTTCCTTTAACATCAATAGGCTGCTTCTCAATATTGGCTATTAAGTTTCTTACACCGACTCTTTTTTTATTCATATGTCTGATCAGAAGCGCCCGGCGCCCAATCTCTTCGTAAGACTCTTTTCCAATTACCCCTTGCCGGATCTCGGCCTCCATGTCCCAAATAAGGCCATTTATTGCATAGAGCTGCCCTATCTCAAATCCGTGTATAACCGCCCTGTCTCCGAGACTAGCGTATAGCTGAATCATTTCTTCCGTACACTGATTTAAGCGTTCGTGCTTTAGTTTTGCTATAGTGTATCGATCTGCCATTTCCGCAACGGGATATTCCATTGTTTCCCCCTTATATAAAATCAACCATCATCCGGTCTTCCATTATCACGTTCTCGAAAATCTGGTTCACATGGGAATAGGTGCATCTCGGGCACATAAGCACGTCAACACTCTTTAAAATATTGCGGTGCATCTGGCTTCCCCATCGCTGTTCGATATTGTCCAGGTTGCCGAGCATCATCTTCTTGTCCCCGCGCCGGTCGCAGCAAAGCCCGACCCCGCCACGCGGAGAAATATAACAGGTGGCAAACCCGGCATAACACCTATCGAATGGAATCTTTGGCTTAAACATACGGTTGAATTTTTCGTAAACAGCATGCACTCTGAAATTTTCCGACTCGTTAATCAACCTTCCTCGATCGATATCTTCTTCGGTAAGGCGATAGCTGTCAACCTTAAACTCAAACTGCTTTCCGGTCTTATCAAACCACGCATAAGACCCTGGGCGAATATGAATTCTGTCGCACCCAATCTCTTTTGCTAAGCCAATCGCATCCTTAACCTCGCGCTCATTCAGTGGGTGAAGTAGAAATTTATAAGTCAATTCAATTGATGGGTAGTGCTTTTTAAAGAACTTTATGTTCTCGATTACCTTGTCAAATGTGGCCGGCCTACATCCCTTAATTTTTCCATACGTCTTATTGGTTGCCGCGTCCACGGATACGCCAATCCATGAAACAAATTCTGGATTTATAAGCGGGATTTTTACGCCGTTGGTAACTATCCCAACGGAAACACCGTGTTCATGTAGGCGTTTTATTGCGTATCCTATGTTTGGATTTAGCGTTGATTCTCCACCACCACCAATACAAACCGCCCTTGTGCCCCACCTGGCAAGAACGCCAACAGCCTTATCAATAGTAGCCCGATCCATCTTTACTTTACCGCGTACTTTCCTGGCGTTACAAAAGGTGCAATTTAAATTACATACTTCTGATAAATCCAGAGAGACAAATACCGGAGACATAACAATGCCTTTTTTAACAAGCTTCCAGCGGTCAACATGGCACAATGCTTTATCCCCATTAAAAGGATTGTACTTGTCAATCTTCATTTTGAACCTGCCTTTCAATCCATTTATATGTCTCGGCCAATTTATCCTTAAGCCCTTGTAGGGTAAATTCGGGCCTCCAATTAAGGCCGGAATACGCCAGCGCATTATCTGAATTTCTATTCTTTGCTCCTGCCGGACCGTCTGCTTGCTCTATTTTTATTTCCTTCCCAGAAGAGGAAATAATGATTTCACATATATCCCTTATGGAAACAGAAAGATCGGAGCCGATGTTTACGGGTCCAACAGTATCACCCTCCATTAGCGCCATGACTCCGGATACGCAATCATCAATGTGAATATAACTTCTCCTGGCCGATCCATCACCCCAGATTTTGATGCTCCCACCGTTTGGAGCACGAGCAATCATCCTGCAAAACGACGCTATTGACGTTTCCCTGCCTCCATCGTAAACACACGGAGCACCAAAGATGTTGTGAAACCTCGCTATCCTTATTGGAATTCCATAGTTGCGGTGGTGTGCTAGATAAAGCCGCTCACTCATGATTTTTTCCCACCCATACTCGCTTGATGGATTTACCGGATAGGCCATGTCTTCACTCATGGCACCCTCTTTGTCGCCGGGATAAACTGTTGCAGAGCTTGCAAAAAACACTTTGGGGTATGGCTCACCCTCTTCGAGTATGGCATTTAAAACATTGGCGTTTATCAGAATAGAATCCCGGAGAATATCAGCATCATGTTTTCCGTTTCCATAAAAACCTACTCCGCCAACCGTGGCTGCACACTGATACACTTCATGGAAGCGGTCACTCTTTGAAAATACATACCGCGCTTCCGCAGAATGTCTTAAGTCTGCCGTGAAATACGAATACGAATCCTTTTCAGACAGATCACACCTTTTTACATTATTTAATTTGGAAAGCCTATCGTATAGCCTTGCGCCAACAAAACCATTACTTCCAAGAATCAGGCATCTCTTTTTCACTTGCCCTCCTCATAAATCATCTTCTGGTATCTGTATTGAAAGCTTGGCTGCTTCCACCAGGGATGTCTCGGGCCGAAGTCTTCCGGGAGTCTATACTTTAAAAGAAGTTCTTTTTTTATGTCCTTCTGGGTCATTATTATCGACGGCATCTTTCCTTTGATTTCCCCGGCAAGACCGCCAACGCTTTTACCAACATCCCATGAGATGTACTGGGCGGCTTCCGATATTGGAACCATGGGAAGGTCGCGCTTCAGGGCCACAAGAGTAAGCACGGCCTGGTCGTGTCGATGGTCTGCAAACTCTTTAAGGTTTGGCTTTCCGCAAATATTGGGTAAATCAGTAACGATGTTTTTGTTTTTGCAGTAAAAAAGCCATTCGTTAAGAATCTCAATGCAGTTTTCGTTTTTAACGAAAGCGCAAATGCCGGCCTCCACCTGGTTATTGTTGTGGTATTTCGGCCAGTCCGCATCGCATAGAACAAATGCGTCCATCTTTATGTACTGTTTATTAAGGCAATCGTTCCGGACGATAAGCATTCCATTCTTTGATACGGTGTCGATGATATAATCTTTTGAACCAAGCTTAACCTGGTCGGCGGAGTCGCAGTAGAATACGATATCGCCGTCCTTGACGTTCTTCATTGTCTCAAGAATAATGAACGGCTTCCATATCCAATATCCGGCGCCCCGCTCCATGTCCAGAATTTCCTTGTTTTCCTTATAGAAATCCGTGGCTATAAGCCATTCCTTTGTATAGGACAGTATTTTCTGGAACCCGCAATTCGCTGCATTGTTGCAGGCCCACGCCTGGAGCTTCCTGAAAGGATAATCCGAATAGGTTATATAGTGAACGGTAGGCATTTTTCCATCCCCCTCCTTTTCCATGGCCGTATCATAATTTCTTTCTCTTACGGCAACATGATCCTTAACCAGGAAAAGTATTTTCTTTTCAAATGGAAGGGTTTTTTCATTCATTGCCCCGGAGTATCCATAAGCGGGAGACAATTCAACGTCGGGCTTATTGTTTATGAAATACTTGTTCAAGTGCGATTCGTCGTAGCATTTCGCAACAATTCCCTCCCTCAAGTCTCCTTCTATGTTTGCGGAAATAATCTTGCACATTTCAAGAAACTTATCGGCCTTCCCTCCGTTGAACCCGCCGCAGTAATAGGTCTTTCCCTTGCCCTCGGGAACCCCGGCAAAACTTTTCTCGTTTCGTTCATAGGGCTGCTGGTCCGGATTCAGTTTATAGTTCTCGCTGTGAAGCGTTGCCACTCTCTCGCCAAGAATCTCGTCGCCGATGTCTTGCAGGACAAGGGAGTCAACATCCAGATAATACAGGTAGTCGTTTCCGCCTATTACCGCGGAAGCGTTCTTAAACATGGAATATCGCTTCATGGATGCGCCGGGCCAGAAAAGATGTTTCTGGTATATTGGTGTGCATCCTGGGGGGGTCTTGTCTATGGAATCCGTAAACACATAGACGATAACATTGTGCTTGGTTAAGAAATGAAGGCGTATTGATTTATAAATGGGCTTCAGGAAATCAATATATTTCCCGGTAGCAATTAAAAGGACTCCAATTTTCATTTATGCCTCCAATGTAAGACTAACGGCACCGTCTATGTTTCCGCCGATTCTCCTGCACATACTTCCCTGTCTCTCTGTTTTATTATATACAATGACTGGAACGTACTTAAAGGAAAATCCTGCCTCGGCCGCCCTCTTCCAGTAATTCCAGTCTTCATAGTATTCAACATTCTTGACGCTATACCCGCCGATTCTTTCCCATACCTTTTTGCTTTGGAGCGAGTGAACAAATAGCGGGTTGCCGTTTAAAAACGTCTCCTTGGTTATTTCTTCAGTGCACGGCTCGACGGTCTTTCCGTAATTCTTTATGTTTCCATAAACAATATCAGCGTCTTTTCTTTCGGAGAATAGCCTTTGAATTGCGCCTGGATAAAACCAATCATCTTCATCAAGGGTTATAAACCAATCTCCAATAGACCGCTCAATTCCGTAATTCCTAGCCCCGGGAAGCATCATGTTTGTGGGTGTCCGGAAGTACCGGACGCCCAAGCGGTCTATTTCCTTCTTCGCATAGTCGGGAAATGGCATTGGACTACAATCGTCAACAAGGATTGTCTCGAATTCGTCTCCACGCGGACAGCTTCTAAGCGCATTAGTAAGGAAGTGAAATCCGTTATAGGTCGTAGCGATTATTGAAATCATAACCCCGGCAACTCATTGGTTAATTTATTGCAGATAAGCCAGTCGTGGGTGAGGTTTATTCTAACGCTTTTATATCCCCTCTTGCTTACAAGTAAAGAAAGAATGGACTGATCGTATCTGTAGTCCTTGAACCTAGTCTCATTTTCATACCCGCAATTATCGTCGTTAATGTTGTCTTTCTGTCTCGAAAGCAAATACCAGTCTTCAATAAAATCAATATTCTCTTTTGTTACTATCCAAGCGTTAACGCCGGCCTCTATTTGGGGGGCGCTTCTCGAAAAGTTCTCCGCCCCACCAAAGCACTTAGAAAACAAATATTCCTTAACGTATTCATAATTATTAGCGAAAACATGACTAAGAAGAAATCTCCCATCGTTTATTTCCGCAATAGAAAGCATCCTGCTTACAGCATCCTTGCTGTAATAATCTCCAGCATCGCAATAGAAAACCAAATCTCCATATTCCATTTCCCTCATCGTTCTCAAAAGATAGTACGGCTTCCACATCCAGTATCCGGCGCCCTTCGGAACGTCGTACAGTTCTTTGTATGTTATATACTCCGCCGTCTTTTCAAGATCTTCCCATGTATAGACGATGGAATAATTGAATCCTGCATCTCCGGCCTGAATTTTTTGCTTTTGAATTAAGGGTTGATGCTTGCCTCCCTTAACAAAGCTTATCGCCATTGTCCTCATTTCGGCTCCGAGAATGCGAATATGTCGCCATATTCAACCCTGTCTTTCTCAAACCGTCTTAAATATGCCAACACAGAAAGCGCATCGGTTGATTCTTTGAAGAACAATTCTTCCGTTTCCCTGCTGGAATAGTTGAACTTGTATCCAGGGAAAACCTCGCAAAGCCTTGCACAACATTTTTCTGCTGACGTGTGAAGCTCTGGGGTGTATTCAAAACTGAGCGCCTTAATCGGAACCGATAATCCGGCGAGTACGCTCACCTCGAAACCCTCAACATCAATCTTGATATAGTCCGGCTTTCCGTATGTGTTGATTGCCGAATCAAGGGTAATAACCGGAACGTCGATTGTGTCATTGTCAGAATATTTAAAACAGTGGAACCGCTCGGCTTTCTCTATGAATTCTTTGGTGAGAGTGCAAAGTTCTGTGATAACGGTGTTGTCAGAAGCCCGACAAAGATACATCTTCATTGTACCCTGGGCAGCTCCGAGTGCCGCATTCACCTCTATTACGCTTGGGTTATTGCAGTATTTTTTAACCAACGGCTCGAACATGGTTGGGTTTGGCTCGAAACATATAACTCTTGCGCCTTGGCTTAAATAAATGTCGGTCTTGTTTCCCTTGTTGCAGCCAACGTCAAAGACCAAATCACCAGCATTAAATACTTTCATAGTGTTTCTTTCTGGCTAAAACATGAATTCCAAAACACAGCATCTTTCCAGATCCGCCGTCTTTTGAAGAATATAAATTAAGCTCATCTATTATGTCCGACTCTAATTTATTGGGCCCCCTCATCGCATCTCCATTATATGCCGATGCAACCTCTGGTATCTTAGCCAGCTCCTGGGCGTGATAGTCGTAAAAATTTCCGCTATGTTCAATTTCGACAATATCCATTCCGTTACGCTTCATAGCTTCTATGTACCAGTTTTCGCTAAAGCCATTATAAAAATAATAAGGGTTCTGATGGGTTGTTGAACAAACTGGAGCCGTAAGAATAAGCACTCCCCCCGGCTTCAATATTCTAACGATTTCAGATATAACCCTAATCGGTTCAAAAACATGCTCAAGAACTTCCGTACATAACACCGAGTCGTAGGCATCCCCCGAAACAGGTATATCGTATATCGGGCTAACAATATCAATTTTACCGTATTTCCAATCCTGATTTTCTATTCCGGTTGCCCCTGGTTTGTATTGACAAAAATCCTGAGACACATAATTAAGATGACCGCACAGATTTTTATGAGGGCAATCACCAGCGCCAACGTCGATAATGCTGCTTCCGGATGGAATGGCACTGAGTTTAATTTTTAGCCACGACTCCCTGTTATCGTAGTTCTTGCTCACGCCACCTCCCATTGAAACGGGGTTTCGATATGGCAAGAGGTAGGGCTCATGCCTTCAAACGGCTCAAGCCTTATTCGCTCTCCCATTAAGTATCTATTACAAAGGTCAATCACGTTATCTTCTCCGTGCCTGTTTGGGAATGTTTTTTGTACCCTGTTATTGGCAACATTCGTAATATAAGATATTTCATCACACCATAAAACACTTTTCGGGATGGGCCTTTTCGCAAGCTCGGACTCGAACATCGGGGGTCCGTCAAAGTCAATTTGACTAACAGCATCAAGAAGCTCTTCTGTTCTGTAAATGTGACCGTCAAAACTCATTGGATAGCCATACTCGAACGGCTGATCTACCCATATCCAAGATGTCTTTTCCATTGGGGGGAAAGAATTATTGCATGTATAGCTGTATGTTATCTTAGGATTAAGCCTCAAAGAGAAGCATATTCCGTTCGGATCGGTCATGAATTTCTGGAAATTAGAATTGTTGATATCGAATTTGTTTATGAAGATGTTGTCGTCAACGAATAGTACCGTCAATTCTTTTGTCGGGTCAATTGCTCCAATAAGGATGTCTTTATATGTGTTCTGGTTGAAACGCTCCCCTATCCACTTGCACCCGGGGTTTCGCTCCCCAACAAGAGTGTATCCGTCATAGAATATTCCGCTTGTGGCCTTGAAAATTATTGTCGGCTTCCCGGTGTATGGAGCTGTGCAAAAATGCTTCTCCATGCTTCGGAGTAGAAGATCGAGCTGCGCCGGCCGGTCCTTGCTTGGAACGAGAATATTAATTTCCTTTAACAAGATACCCCCATTCCGTTTTTGTAACGGATTCATGTTTACCGTACAGACTTTCATCAAGCCGCTCTCCGGGCCGCAGGCCGACATCAATAATCTTCGACTTCCCTCCATACTGATTATTTATATCAACGGCTATTTCGTAAGCCGACCGAAGCGCACAGTCCGGAATGAATATTTCCCCGCCTTTCATTTCTTCGGCCCTGGCAACAATGAAATTGGCAAGGGCTTCCGGAGATATCCAGTACCGTATCATGTTCCTACTGGTAATCGGGATGTCTTCTCCGCGCTTGGCCTTTTCTTCCCAAAAGGGAATCACCGATCCGCGGCTTCCGTAAATGTTTCCGGAGCGGATAACGCTCATTTTTGACCGGCTCATGCTATTTCCAGACAACCATATCCTTTCGGCCATGAGCTTGCTTGCACCATAAGTGCTTATAGGATCGACACTCTTGTCTGAGCTTATGAAGATTGCAGAATCGATATGCCTCCTTACGCACTCATCTGCAACATAAAGCGTTCCAGTCACGTTTATCCTGGCACATTCGCCTGGATTATCTTCGCAAACATTCACATGCTTCATTGCCGCACAATGAATAACGAGGTCAATCACCCCGTCTCTCGCAGCCATATTGAGCATATCAGAAACGGACTCCCTGCTTCCGCAGTCCGCAATAATCATTTTGGCTTCAGGGTATTTTTCAAAATAACGCTTCTGGTTTTCCTCTCCCCTGCTTGCAATAAACAGATTACACTTTCCATAAAGAACTTCGGAAAGCGCAGTTCCCAATGTCCCATTTCCACCTATAATCAGTATGTTCTTTTTCATTTTGTAAGCCTTTCGTAAACAGCCCTATTGTGTGCATCATTCACCGACTGATTCTTTTGTTCGTTTAAGTGAATGAGCTTACAATCCGCATTGACGATGAATTTCATTTCCGGATTTCGCTTTTTGTGCTGCCAGCACCAGTAAAGGTCTTCGAAGCCAGAACCCTTAAATTCTTCGCAAAAAGATATGTAGTCCTGAACCCTGAAGGCTATACACGCACTCGGCATCTTATTAACCTCAATCAAGCCTTCCGTATCCGTCTTACCTTCCATCCCCATCATAAATCCCGGGGCCCCGTCTTTCGTTATGAGTCTTGCCGAGACCGCGGAAACCAATGGGTCTTCGAGTGGAGCCACCATCGCATCACACCAGCCCTTATAAAAGCCCCGCATATCGTCATCAACCATGATTATGCGGTCAACCTCTTGCCTTCTTATGGCTTCATTTATGCAGGCGTTTCTATTTACGGATGCCGAAACGTTTTTATGGCACGACGCATAAACACGAATTGGATATGAATATCCTTCGATGATATTAACGAGAGGAGCGATTTCGTATTCGCTCTTATTTGTTGGAATTGTTACCAGAATCAATTACGGCCTCGTTTAGTTTTTTTACTTTGTCTAAGGCTTTCTTGTTTATTGCCGTTAAGTTTCCCTGCTGCTCAAACATAAAAGATTCAACCTGGTCGAGTGCGGACATGGCGCAATTAGAAGCCTGCTTTGCCTGCTGAAGTATGGCCGCATTCAAAAAGGAGTTTTCAGACCCAATCTCTTCCGTTGAAAATTTAACGTAAAGCATTAGCCATGCCAAGCAAAGCAATACGACAATTTTAAAAAGTAGATCAACCATGAAAAAGACCTTTCTTGAATTTGCGCCGCTTCCAGGCATCAATTATTTTCAAGATCACAAGAATGACTACGGCCGCAACAAAAGCATATATGGGACGCACAATAATTAATACAACAACCAGAAGAATATAAAACAGAAGGTGCATTAATCCTCCTTTATGTCATCCAGACTAAACCTTATTTGGCGCTTTTCCCAGAAGGCACTTTTCCCGAAAACCTTAACGGCCTTCTCGTAAACATCTTCGGCCATTGTGAGTCTTGCCATGTACCGGCGCTTGGCAAGCCAAAGGCGAATAGTGACCAGGCTTCCGCCCTTTATTTTCCGGCATTCGTTTTCGTATGCGTCCCGGATAAGGCGGTCCATATTGTCGCCAAAAGTCTCGTCGATAATCGCCTTATCTTCGTGGTCTGTTCCAAATTGATATCCCCAGTTGTGCAGATCCCCGCAAATGGTGGCCGGAACACCGAGAATAGTATCGGGAACCAGGGCGCCATATCCGCATGGGCCGCAGCCGTTACATACCGGTCGCTTTCCATCGGCCATTTCCGGGTCGTATTTCATGGCATTGGTAGCGTACTGAAATTTAAAATGACATGTCAGGGCAACGGTAGTACCCCATTCGGTTTGATGGTAAAGTTTTCCCTTGTATCGTTCGCTCATGTTAGGCTTTCTGCTTTTTATTTATAGATACCTTTTTTGGCTGCTCTGGAGTTACTATCAATTCCATATTTAGGGATTCCAGTAGCATGTCAAACTTAAACTCGATATCGTTTAGTCTCTCGCCAACCTTTACGTCCATTGGGAATACTGGAAATAAAAAAGTACCTTGTTTGGGATATGGCTCTGGCCTTGGAAGCGATACCAGATTAAATCTTTCCGGTAATTTATTTAATATTTCAATGATATCGTTCAGTTTTTGCCTTAAAACCTCAACCTGTTTTCTGCACTCGCTATCTCTCATTTTATACTCCTTTTAAAAATCCTGCACTATAGTGGGGCGGATTCGAACCGCCGATAAAGAACTAACTTTGCGTTGCCACTTCGCCACCGACAATAATGCAGAATTATTATCCCATCCTCGGCCTAAGTATTTTGCTACTGGACGGCATGACGGACGCTCTGCGTTCGGCATCTTGGATGGCCTTCATGCGATCCTCTTCCATGTCCTCGGCTCGCAGGCACTTCACAGTAGCCCCCGCACTCTCATATTTTGAGAGTTCGACATTCTCGATAACGGCAACCACGTTCTCATCAAAGAGAATGTACTTTCCGCACTGCTTGTCCCGGCCATAAACAGAGCGGTAAAAGCACTCAATTTCCACGCATTTATCATGGAAATACAGAATCCGGTCGCCCTTCTTGCAGTTCTTCGCATCCGGCCCCACCCCGAGAACCGTTCCCTTCCGCAGGATTTCATCGGCCCTGTTGACGTGGTAAATCTCCCCGGTTGCTGACTTAATGGGCGGCAAGTCGGACAAGACCATCACGTACTTCCCTTTGGGTTGTACCTTGTACGCCTGAACATTCTTCTGGGATTCTGTTTTTTCCACTGGATTCTCCTTGTTTGTTTGTATCAAACTTGAATAACTGTTGGGTCGATATAGATGACAGCCCCGCCCTCCCCGCTTTTAGGAAGAAGCTGAATCTGTCTGTCTTTGGGGAGCAATTTGATTTGGTCGTCATTTATGGATCCTCCGGTTTTAAGGACGGCCTCTATGCCATTAATTATTGCGGTTCGAAGAAGGCCATCAACACCTTCACTCACGACCGTTTTAAGCTTAGAATCGTTCCTTCCAAGGGTCCATAAGATAAATGATCTCCTGTCTGACACCTCTTTGCTTTCTACTTTTTTATCGGCCTCTTTGGCGAGAGACGCCATCCTGTCAAAGCCATATATGCGGACAAATTCGGCCACCTCTTCCCATCTGAAATCCACAAGTTGATACATAAGAAATTCCAAATCCTGATGTTCAAACGGTGGCCTTATTTCTTCATTTTTTGCTTTGCTTTTATCCGGCTTCCCCTTTTTCACTGAAGCCTCAAGAGCTTCAATCCCGGCCATCATGCAGTCTTCCGACGTGTGCTTTCCTGGTATGTTAGCCTTGCGGACGCCCCATTCAAAGCCAAGCGCACCGCGGAAACACCAGACGCCTTTTTTGGATTGCTTCTTCATGATTAGAGTATAGTTTATTGTTTGTTTGCTGTCAATACTTTTCTTGCAAGCGGCAAAGGGTACCTTATGTTCTTTGTCTCACACGATGCCGTACCATCTCCGCACCAGATAAATACGCCATTTGTCTTCATGGGTCCCTTGCAAAACCGGCAGAACTCACCCGGAAGAACCGGATACTTCTTTACCTCTTGGGTTGGCTTATGTTCTCGTGCCATATCAGAAGGGGAGGTCTTGTTGATCGGACGGCGGGTTCTGTCTTAACCCATCCTTGTACGTCTCTCCAACCAGCTCTTTGCTTGAGTCGTTCCCATGGTCCTGCCCGGAATTTTCCGGGAATTTTAGGATCTGAATATCCCCGCCTTGATCGATAATGAATTCCGAAGATTTCTTCTTCGCCCCGGATTTGTCCTCCCACTGCCTCTCCCGGTATTCGGCATCAATCAGCACCCGGGCGCCCTTCTTCAGGAATTTCTGGACGGCCGGGCCCCGGGCTCCGATGATAACGCAGTTCAACCATTGGACGTTTTTATGCTCGACGCCTTCCTTGTCCTTGTACCCACGGTTGCAGGCAATGGAGAAGCTGGTGAATGCCGTACCGTTCGAGGCATACCGAATCTCGCAGTCGCGGCCCAGGTTGCCGGTGGCAAAGAACCGATTCACGTCTTTAACTGACATTATTTACCGCCTTTCACCAAGGTTAAACAGGAAATTGGCACTGGATTCATGGATTTTGACAGCTTAACCACCATCTGCCCGTTCAGAACATGGGGTTCATCCTCGATTATGCAGCCGATAAGCACCGGGGATCCTCCGGGTCGGATGGAATAATCGCATAAAGCGCCCTTTCGGATCCATTCCGGGTAAGATTCGCCGGCCGCATAGGTGGCCTTTACTGCTTCCTTCTTAATTTCGGCTGAGGGAGTACTGGCTTCAGGCGTTTTAATGTCAGGAAGGGGCCTCCGGTGAAGCGTAGATGGGGTTTCCGGGGGGTTTTTACCGTCATCCTTGGGGTCTTGGTGGTTAGACAATGGCACCAAGTTCTCGCTTCTGATGGAATCGGCAATTTTTGCCTGCCGCTCGTCCTCCTCGGCAAGTCGCTTCTGGAGAACTTCTGGGCCCGGAACGGGTTCTGAAGGTACGGCGGCAACCGAATCGTCCTTTATGGTCTGCATTACGGCATCGGTTACGGAGGGTTGTGATGGCTGGGTAGGGGCGGGACCGGCAAACTCGGCCACCTTTTCAAGGTACTTTTCTTGGATCCTTTTCTTGTACCTGGCTGGCATAGACTCGATAATTAGCTTATGCGACACCCTGATAATCTGGTCAATTGCTTCCTGGTCCGTGCAGGATTCAATGAGTGCGTTGATTTCGGTTACGCGTTCTTCGTTCACATCGACTTTTACCTTCTTCGTGTCGGGAGTGTCGTCCATGTCCTGAACCTCCTCGACCGTGTATATGCCGGCCGATATCCCGGGAGCCAGCACGTTCACCAGTTCCGCAGTCGCCCTGGCCCGGAGCATTTGCCGAGGATATTTCCAAACGTCCTTTTCGGTTAGACCGGCAGTCCTAGCTTCTTCAATTGTCCATTCGACGGAATACTTCTCGCCCTTGAATTCTCCGTCGATAATGCAAACCTTAGAGTCTGATTGACGGTAAAACAGTTTACCGCCAAGGCGCATGAATTCGGCAGCCAACGCCTGAGACTTCCAGGCAGGACGGCCCTTTACAATATGATAACGGCGCATGGCCTGCATGGGCCCGATACCGTCTTCTTGGCAAACCAGCATTAATGCCATGGCCTGCTCCTGCGTATCAAAGCCAGGGAACATTTTTGATTTGGCGACAATCATTGCCATTGTGGACATCTGCTCGAAAGGTACAACTTCGTTTGACATTTTCTACTCCTTGTCTTTGAGTGTTTTATAATAAGCCAAGGCGGCTCGCTTTGTGTTTAATAATACACCATCTAATGTTTTGTATTGAAAGTTTTCTTTATCATAAATTGTATAGCGATGAATTTTGTAGTGACTCTCCGAGTCAACTATTACCACGTCGGTAAAATGTTCTTTTTTATACGACCAGTGATGGCGAAACATTTTATCCGATACATGAATATGATGTCGTGCATATTGGCCTGCCTTTTTCTTTTCGGGATAACGAATTTTATGTTCATACTCCAACTCTTCTCTTCTTATTTTAGATCGCTTGGTTCGGTTATATTTAATATACGATGGCCTCTGTTTTTCCAAAAAAGAACTCCACCATCCAGGAATTAACTTCTTTTTTTCAAATCTAGTTTTTATATATAATAAATTGCACTTTTTACATTTATTCAATCTTCCGTCTTTGTGTTTTGGGTTTCTATGAAACTCTTCCATTTGCTTTACTTCTCCACAAACCATACATGGCTTTTCCATTTCGGCTCCAACATAAAAATCAGCCCCGGACGCCGACAACTTGCCGGAGGTGGCGCCCGGGTTGGCTTCTAACCGCTGAATGTTTACGAGGATTTGGCAAGTTGTCTCGTTCATAAAATATAAACCAATCATTGCAAAAAGTCAAAACAATTCTGGATTTTTTCTCTTATACGACGCAACAACACTTTCGTATTCCGGAATCGTCCAAAGCGATATCCGTCTCGAGTGGTGCCCCTTAATCCTGCTCCTCTTGGTGGTAACGAAAACAAATTTCTTCCCGTCTATTTTTGCGCCAAACACTGCACCGAGAAAATTGTTTCCGGTCCCGCCTTTATTCCCGTAATCATCAGGATTGCGAACGTCTGGGGCAATACCGCCAAAGTCCCATAGGTCGTCGCTTGATACCGTATTGGGAATTAAGTACTCACGGATCCCTATGTTCCGGTGGCATAAATATCTCGCGAGTCTTGCAAACCGCTCTGTCCTGCCTGGGTATTTTGCAACGAGTCCGGACAGTATCTCCTGTGCAAGCTGGCGCTCGGTCTTGGCGGGAGGATCGTCGAAGATGCTGGTTTGCTTTGGTGTGCTTTCGAATTTGTGTAGCCAGAGAATATCTTCTATGTCCATGGAAGGAAAAGGCATTCCCATTAGTACACCTTCTGACCCAAAAGACTGTAAATCGGTAACATCTCTTTCTTCATGGTCTCGTTCAACTTTTCCAATTCACAGAGATGCTTGAACACCTCGAATCCGCAATCCAGCGCAGACCGTTCGATATTTACCTGGACAAGCGTTGCCTTGCCCTGCGGGAAATGGAGAATCATTGCATCGTCAAGATTATAATATGGGCCGGACTGAATAAGGTGGCGATACGCCGCAACCTGAATTACGGCTTCGGAATAGATCCCGCTACCCGTCTTAAAATCCATAAGTATTAATTTCTCATTTATTATTCCAACGGCATCCGCAGTTCCGCCCACTGGATAGTTGTTTTTACCAACCTCCCCTACAAGACTTAACTCTGACGCTATCCAAACGACGCCACTTTCTTTTTCCCATTTTAAAAACTCTGCGAATCCAAGCTTTGCCTGAATTAGAACATCGGGCGGTATGCGGTTTACCTCTGGACGGCTTTTCTTTAGCCAGCATTCCGCCAAATAATGAGTAACCTTTCCAACGTCGGCAGCGGAATCACGGCGCTCTATCGGATCACGGCCCTCGAACATCATTTTTCGTGCCCAAAACATAAGAGCGTTTGAAGCCCATCCGCAATTCTTGTTTATCGTCGTAACAGACTTAACTCTTTCGGTGGTTCCAGGCTTAAAATATTGCTTCGCTTTGTCGTCGTATGGATAGATTGGCCACTCCGGTAGAAATACGGATTCAGTTGGAAATGGATCGATAAGTTCTGGGGCGGGAACGAAAGATTTGTTCATCCCCTCTACCACCTTGCCCAAAAAGTCAGTTGCTTTTTTCAGGCAGTTCCATTTAATGCAATTCGCCAAAAAGATGATAAGGAGCGAGAAAAGCCCTTTCCATTCGGGCGTACTTTTTACTTTATCGTAGGCTTCAACTGTGGACTCTGTGGCCGGGGCCGGTGTGGCCGGTGATGCTTCTTTCTTCTTTGCCATAATCAGGTTCCTTTTGCGGATCTATCTCCGCTTTAAATGATTGTGGTGGAATGTTATGATTTGGTGTATGTGAAATTCTTTCCCTGCATAATGTACGCCTCGGCAAGCGGCTTCTCGATTGCGAACTGCTTTGAAACTCCGGTCTTCTTGCAGTGGTTCTTGATTGCGCTGTTGACGGAGGCGTCAATCCTTGTGGCAATCAGAACTTTCTTGGTTTTTGATTTCATATTTCCTTTCTATTAATATCCAGTATGACCGCTTCCATTGCACGACCGGCACCTTATGATTCCGGTACCTCCGCAAGAATAACATTTTCCAGAACAGCCAGTTCCTCGGCATGAAGAACAACGCTCGGTTTTGAACCCCATCCCTCGGCATGAATAACAGTTGCTATAACCAACCTTACCCGTTCCATTGCAGTTGGAACACGCCTCGGTTATGCTCCCGGTCCCGCTGCATGTGTAACATTGAGACCCACATCCGGTTCCGGAGCATGAAGAACACTTCACCACTCCGGTCCCTCCGCAGTTGTAGCACTGCGATACATACGCTTCGACGCTTAAGACCAGTAGGACAAGCATAATGGTTTTAATAATGCATCCCTCCTTCAACTTCGTCGTTTCGAGTATATTCCCTGATATCGACAACCTTCATGTTCGCAATGGTTTCTTTGAGTTGCTTTATTTCCAGTTCAAGCTTTTGAATTTTGGTTAGCGGCTTTTGCTTTTTCTGTTTTATCCAGAAGACGCTTGGGCGTACAGAGTCAGCCATTAACCGTTCATTCCAAACTTCCTTGATTAGAGACTGGGTCGTGTATGATGTGTTTCGCATGATGATAAAATATATTTAATGCTAACAAATGTCAACAATTATTTTTATTTTCTTTTTCCAAAAGTTCTTTGTATCTCACAACATCTTCGGCTTTCGTAATGGAGTAGCCTTTAAGACGCTTGAATGCTTCGGCGGTTCGGGCCTGCTCGTCTGTGATAATTCCTTTTTCAAGAAGAGCGTCGCATAGTGTTTTCATAACTACATTGGCCTTTCGCTAAGATATGGGTATTTCCGCACCGCCTCTTTCATTTCGTCTGCAAAATTAGGTTTAGGTATTTCTCTATATGTCATAATCATTTCAAGTGGAACTTGATGTTCCATAGATTTAAGATGTTTTAGTTTTTCGCGACTTTCGGGATGAAGATATGGTAAGCCAGGATCGAGATACCGACCAACAAACGCTTGAGTCTTTTCTTTATTTAAAAAATCTCCAACCTTTTCAAAATAAAAAACAACCGGCTCTTTCACGGCCCTTACCAACCCAAAATCTTCCGCCATACGAAAAGCCTTAGAGTCTCTTCTAAGCGCAACCACTCTTCCCTGGATAAACTTTCTGAAAGATTCAATGCTCATGCTCTTTTTATTTGCCTTGCACGTTTGGCAGCACGGCATTCCGGAGTCAACGCTGAAATTACTTTTAAGATCGCACCCGCAAAAACAGCACCGCCCACCGTACTTATTAAAAACTTTCTCTCGGATTTGCTTATTCATATTTTATCTCCTTCATCCTTATAGCACTCGTAATATCGTCCAGCCCCATAATATCCCTGCACAAGCCGTGTTGCTATTTTCTCCCTTATCCCTCCCACGCGCATAAAAAACCAGCGTTCGGTTAGGTAGCATGGAAATTTACAAAGCAAACTTTCGATAAGGCATAGGTATGTTTTCATTTACAACCACCCCCTCTTTTCAAGTTTTTCGTTTTCATATCCAGCCAAACAATATCATCCTTTTCCACAATCCCAACCTGTTCAAGAACCATGCGGCTACCTTCGCAAATTGTCATATACTCGGTTTTGCGTATGACTCTCCCGCTGTGCAGGGCCACTACATAATCTTTACTGTTTTCCGATCCAGCCATGTGCCTACATCTTTGTTTTATCAGACAGGTTTTTTATTATATCAAAACATTCTTTGTTGGCCGCATTATTTTCTATCTTCAATTCTCTTCTGTTTGGGTGCGGACCAACGCCAATCCTAATTCCTCCATCATCCTTACGCATTACATATTTCAAATCGTTTCTTATTGCTCCATTGGTTTCTTCGAATATCCCCGACAGGTGGTCTGGCCCCTTGTCTCCATACTCAATTGCACTTTTTAGAACCACCAAAAACCGGCCTTCGTTAATATTCCATTCATCTTGCGTCCAATTGCAGATGGCTTTCCACCCGCCAAACCTTGAAATTGCCGAATGCATTGCCGGGTTTCCAAAATCAACAGACTTATAAATTCCTATCGAATGGACGGCCTCGGATAGTAAATCCATCAGGTCTTTTGCTTTTCTTTCAGAACCCAATCCACACGCCTCGAAAAAATCCGACGGTACCGGAAACCCACATGCCGATGTCGGACGAAAAATTTTAACAAGTCTGGAGCATCCCTTTTTCAGATCGTCGTCGGGAATGTCTTTTAAAATATTAAACAAGGACCCTATTGTTTCATCAGATTGTTTTCCGAAATGAATCTGCAATAAACCAACAATTCCCGAGAACAACTCTTTACTTGCCATTTAATACCTCCATCTGTCTTATCATATCTTCTTTTGTAAAAGGCTGTGGCCCGAATTTGGATGTTTGAAAGGGCGCCCTCTTTTCTTCATAAATTCCCTCATACCCATTTTTAATACTATAGTCTATTGCGGCAATCGCCCTTACCTCCCCCATTTTAATCATTGAAGCAATTTGTTTTTTACGGGCAAGTGGTGTATTTGGTTTTTTCTTTTCCTTACGATGTTGTTCCCATTCCCCAAACGGAACAATCAGCCAATCGGGAATTACCTCTTCCTTTACCTCTTCCTTTACCTCTTCCTTTACCTCTTCCTTTACCTCTTCCT